TGTTGGTTTAATAATGGGATTGTATTATTATAAATGTTGGGTAGACAATAAATTTAAAATTAAATGAAAAAGTTATTATTAGTATTATTATTATTACCAACGGTATTACTTAGTCAAGATTCTTGGGTTAGATTTGAAGTGCAATTTGATTTCTATGCACCAACAGAGTCTAACTTTTTTATGGTGTCTAATGCTTATGGAGATACTTCTATGTTTTTTCAACCAACTACTCAGTATGAATACTTAGATACTATTCTAGCTATTAATAGTGGTAGTTATACTATAAGTTTAAGAGATAGTTTTGGAGACGGATGGATGTCATCTCAACCAGCTTCTTTTAGAATGGGTAATACATGTCAAGGGCTTATAATAGATTGGAATCCTGTAGTAGGTTCATTTTTTCAAAGAGATACTACTGTAACAATATATCCATGTCCACCACCAGCACCACCACAATTAGTATCTGCTAAAGTTATAATTAACTTAGATCAATATCCTTCAGAAACTTCTTGGAATATATCAGATTCAAATGGTACTGTACACGCATCAGGATCAGGATATGGCACACAACCTATTTATTCTACTATAGAAGAAACAGTTTGGATACCTAAAGGACCTTTATTTTTTACAATTAATGATATATATGGAGACGGATTACAAGGCTCTTTGTGGCAAGGTAACGATGGCTCTTATTTTGTAAAGCAATGTAATGATACACTAATATATGGTACAGACCCAGCTTTTGGGCTTGATAGTACACACTCTTTTGTTTCTGACTCATGCCCACCTATATTAGGGTGTACAGATAATGATTATTTAGAATTTAACTATTGGGCTACTGTTGATGATAGTAGTTGTGTTACACTAAAAGTATTTGGATGTACAGATACAACAATGTATAACTTTGATCCATTAGCTAATACAATGGACATGGTAGATACTTGTGAGTTTACTCTTATACTACATGATCTTATGGGTAATGGTTGGGTAGGATCTAATTTAAGATTATTGTTACCTGACACATTTTATGATTTTACACACACTGGTGGATTTGTTGATCAATATCAAGTAGGTATAACAGCACCAGATCCAATAGCTTTTGTATTTAATATAGATCCTTTAGCACAATTTACAACAATAGAATGTGGATTTACTATGATTAATCCAGACGGAGATACTTTAATTAGTATTATGCCTCCTTTTATTACACCAAGCCTTATGTACCCTTTAATAACAAATTGTGGTAATGAGTGTATAGAAAAAGTATATGGGTGTACATATCCAACAGCAATTAATTATGATAGCTTAGCTAATACAGATGATGTTAGTTGTTATTATAATCCAGGGTGTACTAACCCTGTATATTTAGAATATGATAGTAATTATGACTATGACGACGGATCATGCAGCACTTTAGTAGTATTAGGATGTATGGACAGTTTAGCTTTTAATTACAATCCATTAGCAAACACTGAACTTAATGGTTCTTGTATAGCAATTGTAACTGGATGTATGCAGCCTTTAGCATTTAATTATAATCCAAATGCTAACACTGCAGATACATGTATTGCTATAGTTTATGGATGTATGAGCCAATTAGCTCTTAATTACGATTCATTAGCAAATATAGATGATGGTAGTTGTATAGGGGTAGTGTATGGATGTACTGATACATTAGCTTTTAATTGGAATCCTAATGCTAATGTAGATGATAATTCTTGCGTACCTGTAATATATGGGTGTATAAATCCTACACAATTTAACTATTGTGACACATGCAACACAAATGATGGTAGCTGTATAGAAATACTATATGGATGTACAGACAGTACAATGTTTAATTTTAATTCTTTAGCTAATGTTGATAATGGATCTTGTATTCCTTTTATATATGGTTGTACTAATCCTAATAGTATCAACTATAATCCAATGGCTAATACTGAAGATTTTAGTTGTATTCCTTATATTTATGGGTGCACTGATCCTTTGGCTATTAATTTTGATTCACTCGCTAACACAGATAATGGCTCATGTATTGAAGCGATTGTTGGATGCATGGATGCAGATGCTTTTAACTATAATCCGTTTGCTAACGTAATTTTAGGACATGATTCATTAGGTTGTTTATACGCAGCAGATTGGTGTATAAATGGATCTGGTAATCCTTTTTTCTTAAATGATGAATGTTATGCTTGGGTAATAGAAGTAGATAATTATTGTTGTGAAAACGAGTGGGATGAAATATGCCAACTAACATATAATCATTGCGGTGATAATTGGTCAGGACCTTTACCTAAAAGGACAGATAAAAATTTAATACAAGTTACAGATTTATTAGGTAGACCTGTAACTAAAATTAAAAATCAGCTTCTATTTTATATATATAATGATGGAAGCGTAAATAGAAAAATAATAATAAAAAATTAAAAAACATGGCAACATTAACAGCAAAATTAACATTATCTAGTAGCAATATTTCAAGCGATTCTTTAAATGTTACTGTAACAAATACTGTATCAACAACTACTCCTAGTGTAGGATTATCTAGAGTAGCTATAACAACATCTGATAACCAAGAATTAGTAGACGAAGGGACAAGTGGAGTATTCTATTTTTACTTTAAAAATTTAGACCCAACAAATTTTGTTATTCTTCAAACTACAGCTAGTGTTCAATACGCTAGAGTAGGTCCTGGAGAATTTACTTTCTTCGCTGTAAACGATGGGGCAGGATTAGAAGCTAGAGCAGATACTAATACTTGTGCAGTAGAATACGCGTACTGGAAAAAAGCATAAATATGAAATTACAAGTATTAAGATTCAGTAGTGAGTCTGATTCTACTAATGGATTATTACTAGATGCTACAGATGGTATAAAGTTTTTAGCATATACTTTAGAAGATGAACATAGAGATAAAAAAATTAGAACAGAAACTAGAATACCTGCAGGAACGTATAATATAAAACTAAGAAATGAAGGAGGATTTCATGAAAAGTACAGCAAAAAGTATCCTAATATCCATAGGGGTATGTTGCATATTATTGATGTACCTAATTTTAAGTGGATTCTCATTCATGTTGGCAATACTGATGAGCACACTGCAGGCTGTTTACTTTTGGGTGATAGTCAAGAAAATAACCAAGTAAATAAAAATGGTTTTATAGGAAATTCAAGTAATGCATATAAGAGAGTTTACCCGCTTATAGCAGAAGCAGTAAAAAATGAAGGGGTAACAATACAATATATAGATTTAGATTAATATGGCAAAGTGGATAAAACAACAAAAGTTAACTAACAATGTTTACACAACAGATGCAAATCATGTACACTCACAAGGTGTACCTGCTTCTCAATGGGTTATTACTCATAATTTAGGTAAAAAAACCTCAGTAACAGTTGTTGACTCTGCAGACCAAGTCGTAATAGGCCAGGTAACGTATAATAGTGTTAACCAGGTTACATTAGACTTTCAAGGCTCTTTCTCAGGGAAGGCATACTTTAATTAAAAAATAATAATAAACATAAAAAAATAAAAAAATGGCAGAAGTAAAATTTATAGCGGATATTAACTTAAGTAATAATCAGCTTACAAACGTTAAACTTCAAAATTTAACATCCGATCCTTCTGGTTTAGCTGGTGAAGGACAGATATATTATGATAGCAACTCTAATATAATAAAATTTCACACAGGCTCAGACAACTGGGTATCTCTTTCATCAGCAGCTGGTGACATTACTGCAGTTACTGCTGGTGATGGTTTAACTGGTGGTGGTAGCTCAGGTGCTGTTACTTTAAACGTTGTTGGTACAACAGGAGCAATTAGTGTTAGTGCCAATGCAATTACTCTTCCCACGGCTCTTACAGTGCCAAATTCAATATTAAACACTGCTTTAGTTGTAGGTAGAGATGCTGATAACCAAATAAATTTTGGTACAGACAATACAATGGTGTTTAGAGTTGGAGCTGGTAATGGTGTTACGTTTAAAGCTTCAGGTGAAATTGAAGCTACAAAATTTGATGGAGCATTAGAGGGTAATGCAGATACTGCATCCGTAGCAGCTGTAGCAACAACAGTAACAATTACAGATAACGAAAGTACTGATGAGAATAATCCAATTGTATTCGTTGCTGGGGGTGATTTAGATGGTGGTAATTTAGGATTAGAAACAGATGGTACAACTCACTACAATCCTTCATCAGGAAAAATAACAGCAACTGCTTTTGCAGGTGCTTTAACAGGAGATGTAACTGGTGATTTAACTGGTAATGCTGATACAGTAACTACAAATGCTAACCTTACAGGACATATTACTTCTTCAGGTAATGCAGCAGTTTTAGGTTCTTTTACTGTAGCTCAGTTAAGTGCCGCTTTATCAAATGCTTCTATATCAGGTAACAACACCGGTGACCAAACTACTGTGTCAGGATCTTCTGGAACAGTAACTAGTATTGGTAATTTAACTGGTGATGTAACCTCTAGTAATAGAGCCACAACAATTGCTTCTGCAGCTGTTCATCACGCTATGTTACACGATGATATTATTTCTGGACAAGGTGATTTAGGTGCCAACCTTGCTTCTACTGATGAATTTTTAGTTAGTGATGTTAGTGATTCTGGTACTGTTAAACGTATGGACGCTAGTAGATTAACAACGTTTTTACAGTCATCTTTAACATTTACAACTAATACAGATGCTGATGTGTCTGTAGCAAATCTAAAAACAGCTTTAGCTGGTGGGTTTGGGTCTAACGCAGTTACAATTGGAGATAGTAATGATGTAGTAACAATAGGTAATGACTTAACAGTAACTGGAGATTTACTTGTATCAGGTGATACTGTTACAGTTAACACTGCTACATTAAGTGTAGAAGATCCTTTAATAAAATTAGCTAGCGGTAACTCTGCTGACTCTGTAGATACTGGTTTTTATAACAAGTATGTAGAAAGTTCAACAACAAAGTATGCTGGTTTATTTAGAGATGTAAGTGCAGACGGTAATCCATTTACTTTCTTTGATGGTAATCAAGCTGAGCCCGGTACAACTGTAAATACTGGTGGTACTGGTTATGACTTAGCAGATATATCAGCAGGTAAAATTACTGCAGCTGATGGTTTTGTTGGTAATGTAACAGGTAACGCTAGTGGTAGTTCAGGATCTTGTACGGGTGCTGCTGCTACTGTAACATCTATTGGTAATCTTACTGGAGATATAACATCTTCTAACAGAGCTACAACTATAGCTTCAGGTGCAGTACATCATGCAATGCTTAATGATGATATTATATCTGGACAAGCAGCGTTAACTGCTCTTGCTCAAGATGATATATTTATGGTACACGACACTAGTGCAAGTGCTGTAAAGAAAATTACATATTCTAACTTAGAAGATGATATATTTGGAAACATTAGTACTGACGCAACTGTTGCTGCTGGTGGAGCTTTAACAATTGCTGCTGACGCGGTGACATATGCTAAAATGCAAAATGTATCAGCTACAAACGTTGTATTAGGTAGAGACTCTTCAGGCGCTGGTATTGTAGAAGAAATATCTGCAAGTTCTTTACGTACAATGATTAACGTAGAAAACGGTGCAACTGCAGATCAAAGTAAATCTGATATTGACGGTTTAGCAATTACAACTGTAGGTACACTAGATACTGGTAATGCAACAGCTATTGTAGATGCTGCAAGTAGAACAGCTGCTGGTAAAGTTGAAAGAGCTACACCTGCTGAAGCTTTAGCTGGTACTGACGATTCTAGATATGTATCACCTTTAGGTTTAGCTGCAAGAAGTCATAAAGCTACAATTGGTGATGGTAGTGATTTAGATATAACTATTACTCACAATTTAGGAACAAGAGATGTTATTGTACAATGTTATGATGCAAGTTCTTATGAAACTGTTTATGCACAAGTAGTTAGAACAGATGCAAACAATGTTACAATTGACACTAATACAGCTATTGCATCTAATGATGTTATAGTATTAATAACTAAAGTAGACTAAGTTTAACTAAATAAAAATTAAATGGCTACACATGCAATAAAAGCAAACCTAGATGTCGACGGTGAGGTACAAGGTACCTCGCTGGACATCAATGGTGCTGCTGATATATCAGGCGATCTAACTGGTTGCGCTTATAAAGGTGATGTAATTGCATCTGCTTATTTAGACTCTGACACAGCACATTTAACCACAACACAAACGTTTACGGGTGCTAAAACATTTACCAATACAGTTGCTTTAACTGGTACAGGTAGAATAACAGGTATTGACACTGTAAGCGCAGGAACTGATGCAGCAAACAAAACTTATGTTGATACAATGTTACCAAAAGCTGGTGGTACCATGACAGGTGATTTAATACTTGGTGATAATGTTAAGTTAGAAATAGGTTCAGCATCTGGTGGAGATTTACAAATATACCACGATGGTAGTCATAGTTTTATAAGTGACCAAGGTACTGGTAATTTAACTTTATTAGCTAGCGCATTTGTAGTAAACAATGCTGCAGATAGTGAAAATATGATTATTGCTAGCTCAGATGGTTCAGTAAATCTTTACTATAATGGTGCACAAAAGTTCAGAACTGTAAGCGCTGGAGTTGAAATAACAGGTAATTTAGATGTAAATAGTGGTGGTATAACTTTAGATCAAGGTTACGGTGTTAACTTAGGTGTTTCTGGTTACGACTTGAAAATGCCTAGCTCAACAACAGTAACTTTAACAACTGGTACTGAAAACGCTATTTTAGCAACCTTAAACGCAGGTGTAAAATTATACTACAATGATTCAGTTAAGCTAGAAACTTACGATGCTGGTGCGGGTGTAACTGGTAACTTATATCTTACATCAGGAAGTAAAATACATTTTGATAATGGTGTAAGTAATAGTTATTCTATAGAGAAAAGTAGTACTGCATTAACATTTAGTACTGGTGGTACTTATACATTTAACACTGGAAACGCAACTTTTGCAGGTACTATATCTGGTACTACTATAACAGCAACTAATTCAATAGTAATTCCTGACAGTGGAACTATAGGTTCTGCTTCTGATACAGATGCAATAGCAATTGAAGATGATGGTTCAGTATTGTTTAGCTCGCATATAGAAGCTAATGGTAACATAATATTTGACGGTAACACTATTACTGGTGTTAATGACAGTGGTGAATTTGATGATGATGATGCTCATATTATGACGTCAGCAGGTATTAACGATAGGTTTGCTGTTATTAACGCTAACACAACTGGTAGCTCTGGTTCTTGTACAGGACTTGCCGCTACAGCAACCGCTTTGGCTACAGCTAGAGATATAGGTGGTGTAAGTTTTAATGGTACAGCTGCAATAAATTTGCCAGGTGTAAATACTGCAGGTAATCAAAACACTAGTGGTACAGCAGCTATTGCAACTACTGTTACAGTAGCAGATGAGTCTAGTGATACTTCTTGTAACGTTTTATTTGCTACTGCAGCAACAGGAAACTTAGGACCTAAGTCTGGTACTAACCTAACATTTAATTCTAGCTCAGGAGTACTAACGGCTACTGGCTTTGCTGGCGCCTTGACAGGAAATGTAACAGGAAATGCTTCTGGATCATCAGGTTCGTGTACAGGTAATGCTGCAACTGCTACGTTAGCTGCAACATCAACTATAGCTAGTGACACTGGTTCTGCAACACATTTTCCAGTATTTGTTGATGGTTCAACAGGTGCTAGAGCTTTAAAAGCGCACTCTGCTTGGAACTATAATCCAGGTACAGAAACATTAACAGCTGGTAAGCTAGCAACAGATGTTGCTTCAATTGTAGAAGATAATAAAAGTAACTCTGCTCTTATGACTCTTACAGGTCAAGGAGCTGGTGACGAAGGTAATGTAAGTCTAAAAATGCTAGGGACGTCTGCTGGTAATCCTATAAAATTAAAAATGGCTGGCTTAGATGATGGTGGTAGTCAAGTAGGTGCTGGATTTTTATCTTATGATGCTGAAGATGATTCTTTTGGTATAGGTCAAAGTAGTTCTCACAACAGAATGGGTGTAAAAATAGAAAACACAATATCACTTTCAAGTCCAAATGTTCACTACGAGCCTGTAAGTATTAAAGCTAGAGAATATGTAGCTTCAGCAAACAGTACTCATTATGATTTTTATGGGGATATAATAAGAAATGGTAATGATACTACAGTTAGAGGTAAAATGTATTGTTATAAAAATGGTACGTGGACAATAAGTAATGCTGATACAAAACTTGATGCTAATGGTATGTTAGGTATAGCTATAGGTACGAATTCTACTACGCACGGTATGTTATTAAAAGGCACATACACTTTAGATTATGATCCAGGTTCAAATGGTAATCCATTATATGTAAGTGCTACTGATGGTTTATTATCTATTACAGTTCCTAGTACTTCTGGACACATAGTTAGACTTGTAGGATATTTACTAGGAGGAACTCATGGGAATATATTTTTTAATCCAGATAGTACATACCTTGAAGTAGCATAATGAGTTATAAAGATAAAATATTAACATTTGAGTCTGATGAGATTTACTATAATGATGCTAACGACACTATAAAAATGGAAGTAATGATGAGTTGGGAAGACAGTGTTATGAAAAAATCAGCTGATTATGTTTGTGAGGGTAACGGAGATATATTAGAAATAGGATTTGGAATGGGAATAGCTGCTAATTATATACAAGCAAATTCAATAACTTCTCATACTATAGTTGAAAATCACCCACAAATAATAGAAAAAGCAAAAGCTTGGGCTAGTGGAAAATCTAATGTAACAATTGTAGAAGGAGATTGGTATGCTGTTAAAGACTCTTTGTCTACTTATGATGGTATATTTTATGATACATTTTGTGATGACAGTATGGATAAGTTTAAAGATTCTTTAACCGAGCTAACAAAGTCAGGATCTAAAGTTACTTGGTGGAATAGCGTTAGTAGTGAAAATAATTATTATAGTATTGATAATGTTACTTATGAAGCTATAACAGTAAATCCTCCTAGCAATTGTTACTTTAATTATACCACTTATTATTTACCTAAAAAACAGTTTTAAATGGGTACATTAGCATCAAATAGAAAAGGAACTATAACGGGAGCAAGCTCTAGTAGCTATTCAGATGCACTTAATGCTACAACTGGTACAGCTGGTGATAGTCAAACCGGCAATACAACAGCAATACAATATTTTAAAAATACAGGTAGAGGTGGTGGTACTTTTAGATTTATACGTACTTTTATACACTTTGACACCTCTGGTATATCAGGTGGTTCTAACTTTCAGCTTCAGTTAACTTCGGTTGGTGCAAACGGTAGTCCATCTTCACTTTCTAATACAACAGCACTAAAACATACTGCAGGTAGTAGTAATGGTGATGAGCTTGCAAACGCTGACTTTAACAATATAGATCGTAACACACCATATTCTTCAGCAACAAGTTTTGGTAGTAGTGGTACTGTAACTTTTAGTTTAAATACTGCGGCTGCTACTCAAATTATAAACGAATCTAATTTTAATGTAGCATTGCTTTTATCTCATGATGCTGCTGCTGAAGAAGAAGATATGTTAGAGTCAAGTGGTGATGTAAGTAATAGCATAGCTTTTGGTAGTGCTATAAACTTAGTATATACAGACGCTGCTAGTGGTTATGCTCATGCAGTAGCTGGATTAGCAACAGGTAGTATAGGTAAAGTAATTGAAGTAGCAGCAAGTAGTATAGCTGCAATAAACGACAAAACTGGATAATGATGTCAAATGAAATAACTAATACAAAAAGATACGTACATAAAAATTTAACAGGAACTGCTGAATGCCCATTAATTTATGCAAATAAAGAGCACGACATTTTTATTACAGGACTTACAATATGTAATACTCATGCACAAGATTCTACGTATGTAGATTTATATTTAAAAAAAACAAAGTATAGTTACCATATACCAGGAACAGATGGAAACTGGGATACAATTCCAGATACTGTTACTACTTTATATATAATGAAAGATATAGAAATTACTGCTAATAATACATTAGTCTTAGAACCTAGGGAAATTGATTACAATGCACAAGAGTTTGATTTAATGTTACAATTAAATGGGTCAAGTAGTGCAGTTGATGTAATAGTAAATTATGTACAAGAAAATAATAATAAAATGATATGAGTATAATAACAAAAATATTTAGTAGCGGAGCTACAGAATTAATTAAAGGAATAGGTGGAGTTGTAGATAATTTACACACATCAAAAGAAGAAAAGCTTGAAGCAGAGAAAAAAATAAAAGATATGATCATGGGGTACGAAGCAGAAATGCAAAAGCAAGTCACTGAAAGATGGAAGATGGACATGCAATCTGACTCTTGGTTATCAAAAAATATAAGACCATTAGTTTTAATATTCTTAGTAGTATCAACAGTATTATTAGTATTTATAGATGCTGGAGTTATTTCTTTTGAAGTTAAATCTTCATGGGTAGATTTATTACAGTTAGTTTTAATAACAGTTATTGGAGCATACTTTGGTGGTAGATCACTAGAAAAAGTAAAAAAATAATACCATGACATTAAATGAAATAGCATACAATTTATTAAACCTTGTTAGAGGAGGTAGATCTCATAATGATGAGAATATATCTTTAGACCAAATTAAATTTAACATTAAACATTATAGAGCAATGTTTATAAGAAGAGACTATACTAAAAATGGTTTTGTTAGTAGACATGTTGAACAAGATCTTGGGTGTATTAAACTACAAAGAGTAGATGCAACTAAATGTTGTAGTTTACCTTCTGAATGTATTGTGTCTCAAGGAATGGATGCTATACCTAAAACAATTAGATACAATTTTGAAGAAGCTATTACATATGTAGGAGATGTAACAGGAACAGGCACAATACCAATAGTACAATCTAACACTATACAATGGTTGCCTCATGATAAGTATACAAAGAAAAAAATGAAAGCTTACATGATTGAAAATTATTTGTATATTTACAACGCAGAAGGATTAGAATACATTAATGTTAGGGGAGTATTTGAAGACCCTGCTGTAGTATCACAGTTTGGAGATTGTGACGGTCAAAAATGTTACGACGATAGCGCTACAGATTATCCAATTCCTATGGATATGTTAAGTCAAATTAATCAAGGTATATTAGCAGGAGAATTAGCACTTTTGTCTAGCACAAAAAGTGATACAACTAATGATCGTATGCAAGATGTTACACAACCACAAACTAAAAGTAAATAAAAATGGGACAAAAATTAATAAAAAGAGCAGATGGCTCTTATTCAAAACGAGGGCTTTGGGATAACATTAGAGCAAATAGAGGTAGTGGTAAAAAACCTACTAGTGAAATGTTAGAACAAGAAGATAAAATTAACAGTGAAAATAAAATGGGAGGACTAAAAAATAAAACAATGAAATTAAAAAAGAAAGGAGGATTTCCTGATATGAATGGTGATGGAAAAACTACACAAGCAGACATTTTCTTAAAGAAAAAAGAAAACGGTACTATAGCAAAGAAAGGCGGAGTTAAGAAAAAGAAAAAAATGTATGGAGGTACAGCAATGAAAGATAAAAAAGGTATGGGAGGTAAAATGATGTATAAGTCTGGAGGATTTTTAGAGCCTAAAACACCAAACTTAGACGATTTGTAAAATGCATTATACTCTTAAAGATATATATATAAACTACAAAGAAGAGTATAATGAAGATATAAACAAAGTCTTGTATACAGATATAATACAAGAGTTTAATATTATGATCATGGACTATATCTTAGACGGGAAAGAATTCAATATGGGGAATAATCTTTCTACGTTGTCTATTATTAGAAGAGATAGAGATCCTAGATCGCCAAGATTAGATTGGGGAGAAAGTAATAAATATAAAAAAGAACTCCTAGAAGACGGTCAATTGTTATACAACTCGGAAACGAGTAAAGGAGTTAAGTGGCACATCTATCACACTGATGAATTTTATTGCAAATACTATTGGAGGAAAGGTAAATGCAAGATACCAAATAAATCAGTGTATAGATTTGACACTACTCGAGGCGTAAAAGGAAATAAAGAAAAGCTAATTAATCTTTTAAAACAAGATGATCTAGCTTATTTAAAATTTAAAAAGCACTAACATGGCAGTATATAAAACAAAATCTAGTAAGACAATAATAAGAAAAATCTTTAGAGATTTAAAACCTCAAGATGATAATTGGATTGATGATGCTATTGAATGGGTAGGAGAAGCTTTAGAGCATATAGGTGCTGCTTCTCAATTATTACAAAAACAATGTGTATTAAATATAAAAGATCATAAAGTATTATTACCTACAGATTTATATTATATTAATCAAGTAGCTATAAATGATGCAGTATCTCCAGTTTCTGAAAAAGAATTAGATTCTTTAATAGGTAAAGTAAAAGAACTGCAAGATCAAATAATAGATGCACAAGCAAATGGAATAGAGTATTCAAGTACAACATCAGTTTTAAATGAAATTAACAGTAGAATAGTAGTATTAGAAAATGTCTATTTTAAAAATCAAAACACACTACAACCTTTACAATATGGAGCAAGTAATTTTCATAGAAGTATGCATTGTGAAAATTGTGTAAATGAAAACGTTGCCTATGAAGATACGTATATAGTAGATAATGACTACATAAAAACATCTTTTCATACAGGTAAAATATGTTTAAGTTACATGGCATTTCCAACAGACGAAGATTGTTATCCACTAGTTCCAGATGATATAAGCTATTCTGAAGCATTGTTTTGGTACATATATAAAAAGATTTTATTATCTAGACCTGAGTTTAAAAAGAATGGTATTAACTATTCGTTTGCAGAACAGCAATGGAAGTACTATTGTACTCAAGCTAGAAATGCAGCTAATTTCCCAGACATAGATAAATATGAATCATTTATGAATCAGTGGGTAAGACTCATTCCTAATATAAATAGGCATGATGTAGGGTTTGAACAATTAAATACTAGAGAGGACTTATATAGAAACTAATGGATAAACGATTTATAAAAGGATTATTTAAAGATACAGCACACATCGATCAGCCAGAAGGCTCATGGAGGTATGCTAAAAATGCTATTACTAATAACAAGAAAGGATCTATTTCTAACGAAGGAGGTAATGAGATTGCTGGGCATTTAGGAAATAATCCTATTACAGGTGCACAGAATGATAAAGTTATTGGGAAGATAGAAGTTAATGATAATCGAGTAATCCTTTTTGTAAAAGATGTTGTAAACATTCCTGGTAGAAGTGAAATAGGTATTTGGGAAAATGATGTTTATACACTATTATTTAATCCTAATTTAACTACAGATTTAAATTTTCAAGAAAGCAATCCAATAGAAGGAACATTTAAAATAGATTCTAAAGGAGATCTTGTTGTGTACTTTACAGATGATTTAAATCCGCCTAGAGCATTTAATGTAGATAGACAGATACGAGAAAGCGGAACACTTGTAAGTAGATTATATGGTACTATAGGAGCTGATATAAAGCTTTTAAATTTATTTCCACATTCTGGAGCTGTACCGCATATAGAATTAGACTCTTTAATTACACATCAATCTTCTGTTCTTGAAGGTGGGGGATTATTAACAGCTGTTTATTATTTAGCTTTAGCATATGTAGATGATGATTTTGTAGCTACTAATTTTGTAACTGTATCTAACCCTATATCTATTGTAGATGAGTTTGATTTTACTAGGCCTACTACTAAAAAAGATGGGGCTAAAGAATCTAGTCAAACAACTAAAGCAATTAAATGGAAAATTAATAATCTTAATACAGATTATAAATATTTAAAGCCTGTAGTTATTAGAAAAATGGGAGATGCTACAGAAGGATTTAGATTAAATGATGTAGAAATATTTGGATCAACTATAGATGTAACTTTTAGTGGTATAGAAGGCTCTAGTCCTGCATCAGTAGAAGAAGTTATTATTGACACAGTTTCTTATGACACAGCTAAAACAATTCAACAACTAGATAATGTTTTATATTTAGGAAATTTAACTAGTAATCAAGATTTAGGCTATCAAAAATATGCTAATGATATAAAGCTACATTCTGTAACTAAAACTATAGAAAATTTTGATGAGTACTATGCTACAATTGATGGTTTAAATACAGGGTTTAATAATACTAGAGTAGATGAGTATAATGGAGCGGAACAATCTGTAGACAATACAAAATCATATAGATACCAACCTAATATATTTAAGTTTAAAGGATATATGAGAGATGAAATATATGCTTTTTATATTGCATTTATATTAAATGATGGTAGTATGTCTTATGCATATCATATACCAGGAAGACCAGGATTAACAGAAGAAATAAGAACTGCAGGAGGAGGTTTAAGTGGGCAGCTATGGTCAGATCTTTATAAATTAAATAGAAAATACGCAAAGAATTTTCATTTTTTAGATAGAACAGCTTTACATCCAGGTGCTTCATGGAGCAATCATAGACAAATGAATTTTTGGCAAAATGCTACTGAACTATATCCTAATACAGATGACTATGAAATATGGGATAATACAGGATATACTGGAAGCGATTTAAAAGGTAAAAGAGTTAGGCATCATCATTTTCCATCTAATAAAAATAGTGCTCGTAAAAGTATTGTTTCAGACAATTGTGAAACAAAAGGATCGATGACAACTCCTGGTCAACCATTACTTTACAATAATATAGAATTAGTTTGGCAGTGGGATGAAGACAACTATGATGAACGAGAGCTTACTCATAATGGTAATTACACTAGATATAGATATAATATACCTAGCTATCCTCCTCCTAGTTTTAGTACAGGTTATTGGAGTGGAAATAATATTATAAGTTCAGTCCATCAACAAGCAGCTGCTAATCTTTTTACTAGTAATGATACATTTACAGCTGATCAACAAATGACAGTAGATATTATGTTTAATGTTTGGTTTCATCAAAATCTAGTTGGTTTAGTTGCTAGTATTAAAAATGTACATACACGATGTAGAACTAATGCTAGCAGTTTAGGTCCTGGTAATCATACATTAGGTGATGATACAATTAGTAGCTTTGGAACAGGAAGTTGTGCTGGATCAAGAGATGACTATAACAAAGAAAGAAATATGTCTGTTGTTTTAGAGAATGGAGAAAGCATTTGGTTGGAAAGTGTAATAACAAACACAGGAGGTGGAAACGATGATTGTGTTCAATCTAATATGCCTGAGCAAGTAAATGATGGGTTGCTTGGAGGGTGTTTTCCAAATGTTAATAAATATTATGATCCACAATGGGATTGTGGAAATGGAAGTTTAGGAGGATCAATGGAATACATGATTTGTAAAAGTTTTATAACTTTTAGAATAAACAGTACTGCAGCCAGTATACCACAAGGAGATTATAATGATGCAAAAATTTCTCATGATGTTGATATACTAGGGTTTGAGTTAAATGATTTAAGAATACCACCAGAAATTCAAGACAAAGTTCAAGGGTTTAGAATATATTATGCAAATAGAGATCATTCTGATAAAACAATTTTAGGACAATCTATGGGAATTCCTGCTACTCCTAAAGTATCTCAAATGGGAGTTTGTAGAGAAGCTTTAGCANGTAATAATGTTGAGAATTCATTAGCAATATTGCAAACTTTAAAAAATGAAAAAGAAAACTTTTGGAACATAGAAGCTTTTGGTAAAAGTATTACAGAATATGGAACATATCCTCAAATGCAATTAAACGCTACTACTTCTATTAGTAATGATTTTGGATATAAAGTATTTAGTTTTCATGATTTTAGTTTATTAAGAAGTCATAATAGTTTAGCTTCTGCTACACATATTGATGTTCAATATAAAACTAGAAACTTTGCTTGGCAAGGCCCTAAAATAGAGCAAGAAAAAAAGATGGTTACTGTGTTAGATACAACTACTACTCCAAACAAACTTGAGGAAAAGTGGGGGTGGGACACAGAATTTAATTGTTACCCACAAGATATTAAATCTTGTATTTTAATAGGTAATATATATAACAGTGTTTTTAATACAATGCAACCAAGAGTATTAAATCAAAAAGCTAAAACATATTTACCAGGAGATTCAATATTTGAAGGAGAAGCTTTAGGATTTGGAGGTAAATTGTTTAATGAGTTTGGAGAAAGTTCTATACTATTTGCATTAAAAGATAATCACGAAATACCTGTAAGTTTAGCTCGTAATAGACCTTATACGACTGCAGGATGGACTGGTAGTAATAGTTTTCCTAATGCAGGTCAGTATGGAGTAATTGGAACAGGAGAACCTTTATTAACAAATCCATTGCCGTGGGCCGGAACTGGAGGTAATTCAAAAAGTCAAGATCTTATTATAAATCTTAAAGCGTTTAAAACAGATGTGTATAAATCTATAGACAGTCAAGATTTAATATGGACAGGATTTGAAGTATTAGGAGACGATTTAGATTATTTTAAACTAGGGCATAGTAGCGCACATTTTAAAACAGATTCTTTAACAACAGTTAACGGAGAAGTGCATGAAGGTATATTTGGAGGAGATACATATATTTGTAGATATGGAGTTAGCACTGCTTTAAAACCTAGTAATCCAGACGTTGATTCAAATCCAGAAAGAGCTGTTTATTATCATATTGTTGAAAGCACAGATAATGTAAATTTTAGACACACACAAGATTCTAATAGTTCGTATTTTCCAGGTACTCCTGCTTCAAAAATATTAGAATATGTAGGAGTTAAAGATTTTACTAGCAAAGAAAATTCTAGATATAATGATAATTATTCAGAGCTTAATAATATAAGAACTGCATTTCCATTACCTTTAAAGCAAGTACTGCAAGATGATTTTCCTACACGAACAGTAAGAAGTACAAAAGCAGATGCTACTAGTTTAATAGATAATTATAGAATATTTTTAGCAAACCAATTTAAAGACTTACCTAAAAACAGAGGAGATTTATGGAAGTTGTCTTCATTTAATAATCTTCTTTATTTTCACATGCAAGAAAGTTTATTTGCTGCGCAAGGTAAACAAACAATGTCTATGAAAGATGGTAGTGACGCTTTTGTAGGAAGCGGAGATATATTTGCACAAGAGCCAAATGAAATAATTCAAACAAAAGGAGGATATGGGGGTACTAGTTCTCAATGGGCAGCTATAACTACAAGACATGGATATTTCTTTGTAGATGCTAAGTCAAGAAAAGTATTTTTAATGGGAGAAAACCTGCAAGAAATAAGTGCAATTGGTATGGAATCTTGGTTTAAAGAAAACCTTCCGTTTGTTTTAGAGTTGTATGGATTTATAAATATTTATGACAATCCTATATTTGGATTTGGATTTACATCTATATGGGACCCTAAAAATAGAAGAATTATTCTTACTAAAAGAGAATACACACCTACACCACAATTTATTTTAAATAGCTCAGACATTAGTTTTGATCCTGTTGGAAATTTATTTAAAATTACTTCTACTGGAGCTAGGATAGAATGGTCAAATCGACAGTATTTTGATCCAGGAGGATGGACTATATCATATTCACCGGAAGCAAATACTTGGACTAGTTTCCATGATTATATACCACATATATATTTTAATACTTCTACAGATTTTTACTCTTTAACAGATCAGTACGAAAGACCTGTAAACTCTTCATTGACTAATACAACGTTTGGTAATGCTGGTATATGGAAACATAACTCAGAAACAAATAGAGGTATACTATATCAAGATGGAGGAACAGGACTTGCTGCTACTTTATATGTAAATTTTGAAGTAGAGTTTATACATAATGAAAATAAAAGTATAGACACATTAACTTCTAATATAAGTTATGTAGCAGAAACATTTAATCAGGCTAATGTTAATATATTAGAACATGGATTTACTGACTTCTTTTTATACAATACATTACAAGCATCAGGAACTACTGAAATAGAATATTTAATAAATACTAGAAGAGTTGGCAATAGCTGGACTATTAATCAGTTTAGAGATATGGCAGCATTAACTACTAATACTACTCCTTATTATATGTCTCCTAACATTAATATACTAGGAGGAACTAATACAGGTACTGAAACAACTTCTTCTACAAATAGTATGTTTGATGTAGCAGGTATGGTAGAAACTCCAAATGGAGCATACTTAAATATGGCTAAAACATGGGATAAACAAAGAAAATTTATGGACAAGTGGTTAGGAATACGTCTAATATATGACAATAAACAAAATAATTTACTAAATTTGTACTCTACATCTGTAGGGGCACGGAAAGTACACAGATAATATGGCATTAAAAAAACTTAAAAAAAGAAAAGATAGAAAACTTTATAAACCTGGAGGAATGTATTCTAGTAATACTATACCTGCTGCACTTTCTACGACTAATATTGTACAAGAAGAAAGTGATCCACAAGTTCTAAGAGCCCAAGAAGAAAAATTAACACGAGATACTACACTTTTACAAGAACAGGCATCAAAAGTTTCTGATCAAATAGAACAAGATAAACAATTTGATGATCAAAAAATTGAAGCTGCTGGAGCAAATGCAACAGCCGGGTTAGACGCAGGAGTAAGTGGTCTTACACAAATAGCAGACAAATTTATAAAACCTGAAAACAGAAGCAAAACTTCTAATCCTTTTGCATCCGCAGTAAGTGCAGGTAGAATTACTAAAGCTAGTAACTTAGCAGCAAAAGCTACTACGTTTAATGCATCAACAGGTGTAAATGCTATAACTAATGCTAAAGCAGCTAGCAAAGCAGCAAGCCTAGCACAGAAAGCAGGAGGATCAGTAATGTCTTCTGCTGAAACTGGTAAAACAATAGTAACTAATGCTGCAGGAAACATAGTTAAACAAGGGAGTTCTATAGGAGCAGGTTTAAAAAGCTTTGCTACATCAGGAGCGGGCATTGGAACTATAGCAAGTCTGGCAGGAGCAGGAGTTAGTAAATTAGCTGACGATGGAGACGCTACTACAATGAAATTTGGTGAAGGAGCAGGCGCTACTTTATCAGGAATTGGAACAGGAATTGGAGCTGCAGCTACTACCGCAATGCTAGCAGGATCTACATTAGGTCCAGTAGGAACTCTTGTTGGTGGTACCCTTGGAGCTATATATGGTTTGGGTAAAGGTCTTGTACAAAGAGGTAAAGCTAGAAGAGAAAAAAGACAAATAGAAAATAAAAGAAAACGAGAAATAAATAAGTTTAATACTGAACAAAAATCAACTCTTTTAACTTCACAAGCAGGTGTTAGAGCTGCTCAATTAAAAAGTAAAACTTTTTCCGGATATGATTTAGGGAGAAATACAACCGCAATGCTTGGAGGATTAAGAATGGGAATTCCAAGATACGGTAACTAAAAATATAAAAGAATGAAAAATAACATATTAAAAAAATTAACAGGTAAGTATAAAATAAATCAAACTATGGGATCTCTTGATCCTTATTTATCGGTAGGCTCAAGTTTAAACTCAAACAATACTCCAGCGTTAACTACTAAAATGAGTGTTCCTTTATTAGAAGGAACAAAAGGACAATACGCTATTCCTAGTGGAGCCGGTTTAAGACTTGTAAATCAAAATAGATTTAGTAAAAATGAAGACTATGCAGCAGGAGGATTAGAAGCTTACTTAAATAAAAATATAAATAATTCAGACGCTTCTTTTGAATCTACAATAGGAGCAGGTATTGGAGGTGGGTCTATAAATGGACAACCAAATACTGGTGTTTATGGAAATGCTGATTTATCTTTATACCAAAATAGTTTTGATAAAAAAACACAGTTTGGTATAAAAGGTTCTTATGGAACTGAAAATGCTCCAAACGCAGGAGGATACCTTGGAGTAACAGCAAAAAGAAATGGCCTTACAAAACGAGGATTATTTAGAGGTTTAGGAATAGAAGGTAATATGGGTTATAATTTTAAAACTAAAATGCCTACTGCAGGATTAAATTTTAATCTTCAAGATGGAGGAACTAGACAATATGAAGATGGTGGAATGGACCTTAGTCTTAAAAAAACAAACTCTTATAATTGTGGTCCTGGAGTTACTCAATGTGGAGATACAGAATCTCCTTTAACATTACAAAGTGATTTAGGATTTAATTATAATACAGGAACTGGAACTACAAGTGCAGAATTAGGTGCTGGGTTACAAGCTTCCCTTGGCCGTGGAGACACTAGATCTGGAGCACCTATTATTGCTGGAGGACTAAGAGGAAATGCTGGCATACAAGGCTTAACAGGAGCTAATCCTACATTTGGTACAAATTTAGATGCTTATGGTCAGGTAGGATTTAAAAGAAAAAATTTAAATGGTGCTCATGATTGGTCTAGAGGCAGAGCAGGGTTTGAAGCAGGAGCATATGGTAACTATGATGTAATGAATAAAAATTTAAAAGATGTAGGATTGTATGGAAGTTACGGGGCTTTAAGAGGTAATGTAGGATATGATATGCAAAATAAAGGAATTAAAGCAGGTATTGGACTTAATTTTGAAGACGGAGGAATGAGAGAGTATAATGATGGAGGATACTTTAATAAAGCAGCGTCTTTTGGACTTAAAGCACTTAAAGCAATACCTAGAGTAGCAGGAGCTTTAGGTAGAGGAGCTAAATCTTTAACTCTTCCAAGTATGCTGTTAGGATCAGGAGACCTAGGTCAAGGTTCTACTGTTACTGATGAAAACGGAATAAATAGATTTACAGGAGAACAAACTAATAATATGTTTAATAGTTTAGAAGATGGAGGAATGCGAAAAATGTATAATGAAGGAGGAGTTAATTTACCGGGTGGAACTATGGAACCTATACCAGGAAGTGATGCTGTAGTATTTAAAGGAGCAACTCATGATCAAGGTGGTATTGGTGTAGATGAACAAACAGAAGTTGAGGGAGGAGGATTTGCTCCTGACGGAACTCCTTTAGAAGGAGAAACTATGGATAAAGTAGTAATGAGTAAAGGAGGCCCAAAAGACTATTTCTTTTCTGATCATTTAAAGAAAGGTGGAATGTCATACGCACAACAACATAAAAATATATTACAAAATGGAGGAGGACAAGAACAAATTAATATGCTAGCAAAAATGCAAGAAAAAGCTGCTAATAGAGATCCTAAGCAAGTAGCTAAACTAGGGGGTGTTATGAAATATGAGCAAGGAGGAATATTAGGAGAAACTTTTGATGAATATGTAGAAAGAATGCAAGCTGAAAGAAGAGATAATCAAATTGTAGGTGAAGACCAATTTAATAAAAATATGGAAAGACTTCAAAGAAGAGAAGATAGAAGACCTCCTATAGTAGAACAAAAAAGAAGAAAGCTAAGAAACTTACAATTGTTTGTAGATCAAGGAAGAGAACTTACTCCAGAACAACAAGAAGAGTATAATATATTATCTAACGATAGAAATCTTAATGACGGACCTTTGGCTATAAAGACTGTAGAAATGCAGCAGATACCTAATGAAATGCCTGAACCGGAACTAGCGCAGAGTACTGATATTAATGAAGGAATACCTAAATTTATTTCTGCAGGACCAGGAAGAATGGATTACATAAAAAATCCTGATTACTTTGAGCCTTCTGAACCTTCAGCTTTAAATGATGCAGGTGTTGTAGGTATGTCACAAGAAGAAGTAGATTTAGCTAAAGGTATTGATAATACTTATGACGCTTATTTAGCTAGAACACAAATGTCAGGAGAAATTCCAGAAGGAGGAATATTATCTGAGAAAAAATACAACAGACAACAAAGAAAAATTGCAAGAAAAATAAATAGACAATTAAATCCTGGCATGCCTTTAGAGGCTAAGATAGGAGCAGCCGCACAATTTTTACCAGCTATTGGAGCAATGCTTACAAAACAAAAAGATCTAGAAGAGTTTAAATATAATTCTGGATTTGAAAACCCAATTATAGCAGAAAGAGTTAAAGGTCAAGTATATGATGCACCTAATCAAAATGAAGCAAGAGCTAGATTAGCTAGTGCTTATACAGGACAACAAAGATTTTTAGACACGTCTGGAGCAGGTGCAGCTGGACTATCTAATAGACAAGCTTTATTTGCTAAAAAATTAGCAGCTGAAGGAACATTAGGAGCACAAGAATCTAAAGATCAAATAACAGCTGAAAACTTAACTAAGAAAAGTAAAGAGCAAGCAGATGCTAGAAACGCACAAAATGCATTAGCAGCTTCTACAACAAACGCTCAAATGGCTCAAAGAGAAGCAGACAGATTTGCAGCTGTTGAAAATGCTAATACAAATTTAAGAAATGCACAGCAAAATGAAAAAGTTACAAATAGAATGAATATTTTAAATAATTTCTCTCAAGGTATAGCAGGGGTAATGGGAGATTCTATGCAATATAAAGCAGATGAAAGAGTAGCAAAAGCACAAGGTTTATATGGTATATATGAAAGAGATAGACTTAAATCATTGTATTCAGGAAAAATAAATCCAGCAACTGGAAACGCCTACACAGATCAAGACATTGCTCTTATGGCATCAGGACTAAAATCATAAATTATGGCAAAATACGAACTACCACAATACCAATCAATGTACAAAGACACTGGGTCAGTACAAGTTAACCAGTTAAAAAGGCAAGAGTACATGGCTAACATGCAAGCAGATAATGCATTGTCTACGTCTATTATGAATATGGAAGCTTTAGAAGAAGATAATGAAACATTATATACTTTGGCTGATAAATATAATGCTGGTATTGATGAAAGAGCTCAAAGAACAGATTATGAAAATTTAGGCATGACTATACATAGAGATGCTATGGGGTTTGTTAAAGATTATACTCCTATCAAAAGGAGTAAAGATCTATACACTGCGTATGAAACTATGTTAAATGAAAAAGTATCTAAAGGAGATATAACAGATTCTATAAAACAAAGAAAAATAGCACAATCTAAATCTAGATATAAAGGTATTCAGTATACTCCTTCAGGAACTGTAGACCAAGACTCTTATTTTTCTGGGGCAGGTGTTGCTAACTATGTAGATGTAAATGATGAGTTTGCTAAAGCAATGAAAGATGTTGTAGCAAGACAAACAAAAATAGAAGGATATGAACTTCGTGACGGTAATTTTGAAATAGTTTTAGATAGCTATGGAAAACTAAAACCAGGTGAAGATGCAGGAGCTCCTGTATGGCTAATTAAAAAAGGAGACCAAATACTAGGAGAAGTAGACTCTGATTTAGTTTATAACGTAACTGGGGCAGTGTTAAAAAGAGACGATGTATCCTCTTATCTTAGACAAGAAGCAGATCTTAGTACTTATATGTTTACTGAAGAAGAATCACAAGAAAAACTAAATGAAGCTTTATCTATAATAGATAGTAGAATAGATGATACAATATCTGATGAAGACTTAACAGACGATAAAAAAGCAGAAAGAATAGAAGAATTTGAAGAATATAAAGAAAAAATTATAGAAAATTCTGATAAAAATGGAGCGCAAAGTACTCTACTTAGTATAACTCATGATGATTTAAATAAACAATATTTACAAGACGCACAAAATAAATATGTTTATAGTAATCAAGCTAGATCAGAAGATATTACAGTACTAGATGAAGACGGTATTGGAAGTTTAACGCCAAATGATAGTCAAGTAATTATACAAGGAGAAGTTAGTGGGGCTTTAACTGCAGATGTATTAGGAGGTAAAACATTAAAAGATAAAAGAGCTTTTCAAAACGAGTCTCAAAATTTACTAGATTCTAGAAATACAAAATTTGGAGAAGATTTTACTTCTGATATGTTAAATGTTAATACAGATGAAGATGTAGAAGCAATGGCTTTAAAGTATAATCTTGTAGCACAAGATATAAAAAGTGAATCCAAATTAGTTAAAAGAAATCAAGACAATGTAGATTTAATGGAACTTCAAATAGAAGATGCTATTCTTAATGCAACAGGAGGTAAAACTAAAGAAGTTTATGATCAAGAGCTTAGTAATAAATATGCAACAGATTCAGATTCTTATGGAGGAGGATTTCAAGTTACAGGAGAAATGTTACTTAAAGCACTACAATCTCCAACTTTTGAAACAGAAGATGAAGAAGGAGGTAAAAGAACAGGTCCTCAATTACCAGCTGATGCAACAGTTAAAGACGCAATGGATTGGATGAGAGATAATAACGCTTTTGCTTCTAGTCCAAATAATAAGCTTTTACAAGGACATGCATTTCAAACAGAATTATTAAGAGTATTAGGAGAACAAAATCTTGATCCAAATGACATAGAAAACTCTGGAATAGTTCCTTTAGGTTATCCAAATGCTGCTGTAAATAAGCTAGGTAGAAAAGAAATATATGCTGGTTTAGCAATGAACTATTTAAAGTTTGCTAGTAATTATGATAAAGAAGTAAGTAGATTTGAAAAAGGAATAGAAAAACATTTAAATACTCAACAAATTAAATTTGATGACACTATAGCTACAAGTTTTGGTGATAACACTAAAGATACTAGAAAAGAAATAAGAGATACTATAAAAGAAGGTATTCCAGGAGCTTTTGCAACGTACAGTGATGTTAGTAATGAACCTCAACCATGGGATAAAGTAATGGAAGAAACTTATGGTGATAAAGAATTTAAAATAATTCCAGAACAGTCAGGATTATCTAATATATCTATGGTAGATGGTACTCCTCTTATGGTTATAGCTGTAAAAAGTGAAGGTAAAATTAAAACTTTTCATATTAAAGCAAGTCAATTTAATATGCCTTCAGTAGACACTTATACAAATTCAACAGGATATAGAGTAAGATCACTTTATGCTAGAGGACAGTGGGCAAATGTAGATGAATGGGAGCCTAAGTTATTTAGACATGAAGTACAAGTAGATGAAAATGATCCAACAAAAGGAACACAAGAAGTTAATGGTGTAGTGTTTAAGTATAAGAGTGACCCAGATTACCCTATACATGTAAGACAAGCAGATGGTAGTTATAAACCTATGTCAGAAAAAGTAGGCTTAGAATACATTGAAAAGTATGTAAAAGAAAACGGAACAGAAGATTATATTTACTAATGGGAATACCTATAACAATAAGCAGTCAAACTAATTTACCTGATGTTACGCCTAAAACGCCTAGCAAAGGTATGCCAATAGTATATAATCCAGAGATAGATAAAAAATCTTTAGATAGAATTTCTAGAATAGATCCGTTTGATACTATAAACTTTACAAATATTTACACTGATGATTTAAGTAAATATAAAAAATATGACGTACCTACTACTAGGCATTTTAATTGGGACGATGAAAGAGCTAAGAATCAAGGCACAGGAGAAAAATGGCTTAACGGTATAAGTAAAGCATTAGTTACAACTGTAGGAGCTGTTGCAGAAAACACATTAGGAGTAGTAGCAGGGATTGGAGAATTATTTTTAGGTTCAGGATATTACTATGATAATTTTATAGGGCAAAGTGTAGATAAGGCTAACGATTGGATGCGTGAAGCTATGCCTAATTACAGAACTCAAGCAGAAATAGATATGACTACAGGTCAAAAACTAGGAACTGCTAACTTTTGGGCAGATACTGTAGCAAATGGTGCTGGGTATAGTTTAGGATCTATTGCTACTATGTTTTTAACAGGAGGTACAGGAGCAATAATGAGAGGAACAAATCTTATATCTAAAGCAGCTAAATCTAAAAGTATATATAACGTTTCTAAAGCTATTACAAACGGTACTAAACTAGCAGATAAAGCTTTTAAAACAAACAGAGGTCAGGCAATACTTAAATCTGCTAATATGTTAGAAATGGGATTATACATGTCTTTAGCAGAAGCGTCTGTAGAAGCAAGAGAAGCTCAAAAACAAGCATATGAAGGACTAGTAAATCTAGAACTTGAAAAAAGAGGATTAGAAAAAGAGTTTGAATTAGGAAACAAAGTTCTTGAAAACATATTAAATGCTTCGTACTCTGCAGGTAATGCAGATTTTTTAATGCAGTTACCAGTATTAACTGGTACTAACTTACTTATGTTTGGTAAACAACTAGCAGGATTTAAAACAGCATCTAAAATAAATAGAGACGTAGCTTTAGATGCCGCTACTAAATCTGTTATAGACAAAACAGCTGGTAGAGGATTATTTAGAACAGGGTTATCAAGATTTAAGCCTACTGCTGAAGGAGCTCTTACTGAAGCTTTTCAAGAGGGATGGCAATTTGCATCTAAAGTAGGAGCAATAGACTATCACACAGATAAATATTTTAATGGAGGATCTGCAGATATGAGTCAATCTATGTTAAAAGGCCTTAATGAAACGTTTGGAACACAAGAAGGATTAGAGTCTATGTTAGTTGGAGCCATAGTAGGGGGAGGTATTTCTGGTGTTACTAGCGCAGTGCAAAAGCCTTACGCACAAAGAAAAAAGAATGCTAAATATTTAACTGATTTATTAAATGGTGGATATTTAAGAAATGCTGCTAATAAAGGAATGACATCAAAGATGATGACAGCTGCTTTAACGCAAATGGAACAAAGTAAACAAGAAGGAAATATAAAAGCATTTAAAGACGCTCAAAATAAACTTATTATGTACAATGCATTTGAAGCTATTCAAAATGGAGGCTTTGATGTATTTATGGAAAAACTAAATGATGCTGCATCTTTATCTGATGTAGAATTTGCTAAATCGTTTGGCTACAATACTGAAGAATCTATTAAAGATCAAACAGGTAAAACAAAAGAAGAAATAGTTGAAAACTTAAGAGAAAAATATAAGTCTTTTAAAGAAACATATGATTCTATAAATAAAGCATTCCCTTCTCAAGATCCAAAAACGGGTCTTCCTAGAATGAGAATGACAGAGGCAGAAAGAAAAGCTGAAGAAACTGTTTATCAAAGAAGAGAAGGGCTAAGAGCTCAGCTTATATTAGGGATGTATGGGATTAAAGATAGAAATAGCAGATTAAAAAGCATACACGATAAAATGCAGGGAATACTAGACGGTTCAGTTAATTTGAACAACGGAAGTATTATGAAAGATATTTTAGCACTTCCTGAGTTTGGTGGAACTAAAGCAGAAGACTATACTGCTAAAGAAGAGCAAGCTAACGTTAAAAAAAGACTTGAAGAAGTATTAGGATTACTTATAAAAAATAATGTAGACCCTTTAAAAATACAAGAATTTAGTAAAGAAGCTGGAGATTATTTAGACTTATTAGCAGAAAATCAAGTTGCAGTTGAAGCGCATATTAAACTTAGCTCTAATGAGTACAGTCAAGAACTGTTTGAAGAAGAAAGAGTAAAAAGAGAAGAACAGGCAAAACAAGCAGCAAAAGATCTTAAAAATAAAAAAGAAATTAGAGATGCTAAAACAGAAAAAGACATTAAAGAAAATGTAGAAGATGCAAAAGATGAAGTAAAAGTTGATGCTGATATAAAAGAAAAAGAACTTAAAGCGCAAGAACAACAAGAAAAGAAAAAGTATTTAGATTATTACGAAGGTCTTCCTATTGAGCAACAAATACTAAATCTTAAAGCAATAGATCAAACTACTCTTACAGACTCAGAGCTTGAAGGTTTAAAAAAAGCAATTGAAGAATTAGAATATGAAGTAAATAATAAAGAACAAATTGAAAAAGAAAAACAAGTTGAGAAAGAAGACGAACCAGTAGGAGACTTAGCTGATATTCAAGTAGAAGAAGAATCTGCTCCACCTAAAAGGCAGATCAAAACAAAATCAGATCCTGCACAACTAAGCCTTGAAGACATGCTTCCAATGGAAGAAACAGAAGATGCCCCAGTCTTAAGCATTAGTTTAAAAGAAAATCCTACTTTATGGGTAACTAATAAAAAGAAAGTGGGAGTAGATGGTAACGGAATTCCTAATTTACAAGAGGGAGATACACTTGATGGAAAACCTATTGTTATTAATCAAAGTGTATTACTTGGAGATGCTGTTGGGAGAGAAATAACTTTTGAAATTATAGAAAATGATTTCTTTACACAAAATCACAAAGGAAAACCTACTGAAGCTGAACAAACTCCTATATATATAAGACTTGATGGTGAGCTTATAGGGACATTACCTGCAGGCCTTGGTGCAGAAAGAGTAGCAATACTAGAAAAATTAAAAGCTGGTGAAAAAGTAACTACAAAAATATCAGAAATTATAGCTAATAACTATAACAATGCTGTACTATCAGAAGCAACAGACACAAGTTATTTTTATAATATAGAAGAAGAGATTGGAGGAGGCAGTAGAAATAATGTATTACTAGCATTTACATCTGGAGTTCCTGGAGAAACAGATATAGTACAATGGCAGGTTAGTGATGTAAGTCCTGATAAAAATCAAAAAGATTTACCTAAAATAAAAGCTTCAGTACAAACAGAACAAACTAGTGGTCGAATAGATCAGATAGCAGTAGTAGCAAGGCCGGAAAATGTGCCTGGAGGTAAGCCTAGGATTGTATTAACTAGTACTGCTAATTTATCTGAAGCTGCTAAAAAGAAAGTTGTTGAAGCTATACAAAATAAAAATTACGGGTTAGCTGCACAAATAGTAGCAGCAAGTGTGCAACCACAAAATGCAGATAAAAACCCAAGTTTTTTAACGTTTGACACTTTTAGAGGAGGAGAACAATATTTAGTGTATTACAGCCCAAGATTAGAAAAGCTAATAAGAATTACTGAAAGTGAAATGATTAAAGCTTTAAATACTCAAAAGGCTTCTTATAATATTGTTGAACTAGTAGAAGATAGTACTGGTTCAACATTTATTTCTAGAGGAAAAAGAAATACAGAAAGCGATAAGTTTAATCTTAAAGAAGATTTTGAAAGTTTTTTAAATAATAAAAAATATCATGTAGATAAAGGTTTTGCTAACACTACAGAACAATATGTTAGTCCTGTTACAGGATTAACTTATAATGATTACCAAGAATATTTATTTTCTAGTACAGAAACCGGTAATAGGGTACAGGGAGAAGGACATTACTCTATATTGAGTGTAGATACTACAAGAATAAATGAAAGTTTATTTAATAATCCTAGGGTGACATTTGAAAGGGGAAATTTATTTGGTAAAACTGCACAAGAGGTTATTGAAGAGTCTAAACTAGAACCATCTACAGAAGCTCCAGCAGCTAAAAAAACTCAATATTCTTCTAAATTAAAAGAAATATTTGACAGAAGAAAACTTGCTACTAAAACCGATTTAAAAAATTCTCAACTTATAAAAGATATAAGAGTTGATAAAACTCAATCAAAGGATATTAAACCAAATAAAGCTGATAAGAATTTAGCAAGTATAATGCTTTATGGTAAAACTTATAATGAATTACTAGATCAAGGTTTACCAGAAGAAGCATTAGAATCTGAAACATTGGCTTATAGAATTTTAAATGATTTACAATTTAATATAAATGATTTACTTTTTTATAAAGAAATAGTACAAATAGATCCATCAATTGCTGCTACTTTAACTAAAAATGAAAACTCTGTTAAAGAATATTTTGAAAGTGATATATTTGAGCAGGCAGAACAACAAATGAGTAAAGAAGCTCCAGTAGTTCCTCAAAATTTTAAAGATAAATTTAATAAAAAGAATTGTAAATAATGAGTTGTAGAATAGAAAACGGTAGAGCTGTATTGCCTAATGGTAAAGACTCTAAACTTTTAAAAGATTTAAGAGATGCTGTAGGGTCTAATGCAGAAGCAGAAACTATATACGAAAGTATATATGGGGAAGAGTTTAAAAAATTTTATGGATTTAATTTTGAAAAACAAGATATAAATCAAATAGAACAATATTTTAATAATTTAGATGAAAACAATGAGCCTAGACTTTTTCAAGGTATAGGTATATATGAGTTTTTAAATAATAAATCAGAAAGTTTTCCTGTAGCTTTATCTAATAAACAAAAAAATAAAGTACTTGATTTAAATAGATCTGAAAAAGAAAACATGCAGATACAATCTGCTTTGTTAAACACTTTACTAGGATTTGCAAATGATATACAAATTAAAGTAGGGTATAAAATGGGAGGTAATCTAGTTAGTGCCTTAAAAGATAAAACTTTACAAGCAGCATTTAATAATAGTATTACTATAGAAAAAGCAAAAGAATTGTATGACACTCTAACATCTGGTGAAAATGGATATGATAATTTTGTAAAAAAGATAGAAGAAGGAAATATAGAGCTAGGACAAAACTGGGATGTATTTATAAATGCTTACGACCAGTGGGACAGTAAATATGATGCATTAGGAAACATACAAACAGTAGGAGTATTTGATTTATTAAGAGACAGTTTGTCTACACAAGACATGAAACTATTAGATAAAAGCTCTCTTATAGAAGAAATAGATGAAGAGTTTATACGAATCTATAATATGTCTAGAATACAAGAAGACCCTAAAACTAAATTATCCGAAAGAGCTAAAGCGCTTTTAACAAATATTAAAGTAGGGACTAATATATTAGGGTATCCAGAAACTTTACCTTTAGCTAGAGTAGTATCTATTCTAACAGAAGCAGCAGTTAGTCAACCAACCTTTGATGCTATGGTATCAAAATTAGATTACTATTCAGAGTACAAACCTGAAGTACAAGCAATTACAGAAAGACTAGTAGGATTAAATCCGGGACAAAAAGCTGCTATGTTTGCAGCATTTAAAAATACATATAAAAGATTTTTATTATTTAAAAAAGAAAATCAATCAGATGGTACAACTAAAAATTTAATTATTAATTCTAATCAAAGCAGTGTTACAAAAAGATCACGAAAAGATTTTATAAATAATTCTGTAGAATATATAACAGTAAACCCAAGATCTCCTTATAGAGAGGTTAACGGAAAACTTGAAGTTAAACCGGAAAAGTTAGAGCGTATACAAAACGCATGGAAAGTAGTAAAAACAGCACAAAGTAATAGAGATCTAGCAGAGTGGAGTGAAGCGCAAATAGATGCGCTAGGAACATATTTGTGGGAACTAGGAATGAACTACGGACCTACATTAGAATCTACAAGAGAAAATTTAAAAAGGTATTATGCAATAGGTAATGAGCAAGGTGTTACTAAAGGGTATCTTTTTTCTGAGTTTGCATTTAGTCCTAATGAAAATTTTGAAAAACTTTTATTAATACTAGAAAATACTCCGGGCACAAATTTTCATAATAAAGAAGGTAGTACTATTGAAAAAATTGCTCAGTTGTCTATTTTATTTGACAGTCAACCTTTTGGTACATTTATTAGTGGTACAAATAAATCATATTACCCTGTTAATCAGCCAACATCTGTAGATGAACTAATAGAATTAATTAACGATCCGCAACAAACAGAAGAAAGAAAACGTTATTTTTCTGAGTTAGAAAAAGATCCGTTGTTTGTACCCCAGCCTGGTCCTGACACTACATACAACTCAATACTACTAGAAGCATTAAAAACTGTTAAAGGAAGAAAAGCATTTAGAAACTATACTTTAGATTCATATAAAACAGGAAACACTGTTGTAGATTATGAAGGACAAAATAACAAAGCATCTTTAATAGAAAGAATGATAGGGTTTATAAATAAAGATAGTGATTTTGCTTATTCTGCTTTACACATACAGGCGGACCGTCCAAACTTAGGATTTATACAAGTACCTAAAGTAAATAGTTTAAAAAAGTTTGGTATTACACTAAACAGAAAGCAAATAATAGAAGGGCTTATTATACAAGACCTTGCTAGAATAGATCAAGCAAACAGGGAAATACAAAATGCTAGAGTAACAAACAACACATCTAAATTAATGGAAGGGTATCATTATAAAAAAGGTAGTAGTCCTTATGCCGGAGATGGTTCTGTATTTACAATGACACAAATTTATGGATTAGAAGACATAAAAACAACTGAAGGAACTAACATGTCTAAACTATTAGGAACTTTTTTAAATAAAACAGACAAAACAGATGTAAGAACATTTAATAAATTGTTAGATCAACAAGTAATTTACGTTGAAAATATGTTAAAGGAGTTTGAAAACGAAATGCAACGAACTTTACCAAATCTTGACATTAGATTACCTGTAGATGTTGATGCATCTTTAAGCAGTAACAATTTACAAATAGATTTTATAAAAGATTTTATATTCCAAGAGTTTGTAGGAAGAGCAGAAGTAACTAAATTTTTAAGAAGTGGGTATTCTTTTGCAAAAGATGAGGCAGATTTTTACAAGCGTAGTGGATTATTAAATACGCCTGGAAGTAAATTAGCTATACAAGGCTTTGATCAAAATGATACACAGTATGGTATGATGCCTGAGTATAATGCATTAGTAATAAAAGACTTTAATTATACAGATACACAAAAGTCAGATGCTGTTGTAGAAAGTTTAATAAATAATGGACTAAGAAAAGAAATAGCTGAACTATATAGAACTACTAATAAATCAGATGCGCAATCTTTTATTAGCTTAGAAATGTACCGAGGAATTATGCAAGGTATGGGTAAATGGAACAATCTAGATGAGCAGGCATATAAAGAATATTTAGCTGGAGGGGACTACAATAGACCTACCGTACCTTTAAAGCCATATCATGAACAAACAAATGTAAAAAATGGTGTTAGTACTATGCATATGGATAAGAATTCATATATGGTAGTAACTCCACAGCTTGCAAGAGACTTTAGCTATTTGCAAACAATGATTGATGCATTTAAGAAAGGTATACACGTAGTCCACACAGAGAGCGCTACAAAAGGAGCAAGAGTTAATGTACAAGATTTTCAAGGAACAGGAGTATTAGATCTTTCTACTCCAATGGTTATGGACTCTAGTAAATTAAGATTTCCGCAAATGATTCCTACAGAAGAAAAAGGAAAAGTTGTGTTTAATAGACAAATTAGAAAAAACCTTATTACTAATGTACTTCCTAATGAAATGTATATCTATGAAGGACAACAGATTCCAGGAGCTATGCTTCAGGAAATGTTTGGGATGGCTATTAGTGAAAACATAGAAGAAGATACTAGCAGAGTATTAAGAGAGTTAGGAATAAGTCAAGTTGCTAAAATTAAAGATAAAGAAACTATTGAGCACAAAAATGCTAAACTAAATCATTTAAAATTGCTTAGAGGTAGAATAGAACAGGAAATTAAAGATAAAGAGTTACCTCAAAACTATTTAGACGGTTTAGATATTATACCTAATGGACCATTTGACTACAAATTTAGGATACCACTAAGTTTTCCAAATTTTACATCTAAATTTGAAACAATGGTTGCAGGTATATTTCGTAAAGAAATTTATAATCAAAAGTTAAAAGGTATAGAAGCAGTACAAATAGCAGAACTAGGAGGTCATAACATTAGTGGAGAACTACAAATGTATAATGGTAGTAATGGAGGGGCAGAAGTAAGAATAAAAGCTAGTACTCTTGGATTTACAGCAGAAGAAATAGAAGGTAAAATTGCTGAAGACGATCCTAGACTAGAGTTTATAGGGTATCGTATACCACAACAAGGTAAGAGCTCTGCAATGGTATTTAAAGTTGTTGACTTTTTACCTGAAAATTATTCTAAAGCTATTATGGTTCCGGGGGCCCTAACTATACAACAAGGTAGTGATTTTGATATAGATAAACTACACCTTATATTTAAAGAAACAGGCAAACTTACTGCCAAACAAGAAAGAAATAATATTATATACGAAGTATTTAAAAGTATATTACTAGATAAAAAACATTTACAAGAAGTTATGACTCCAGTAGCAAATGCTACACTAGACCGGTTAGCAATATCTAGTAAAAAAATAAATTATAATAATCCTTTGTCAGAACTACAGATGGAAAGTAGAAACAAAGTAGGGATTGCAGGTAGAGGATTATGGTCAAACATGCTTGCAGGTAGAAACGTAGCAGAAACATTAAAAGTTTTAAATATAAATTCTGACTTTGCCCCTACAATTAATGGGCAAAAAATGTCTAGAATTACTACTGTAGACTTAGAAGGTAACTATACTGATGCAAACATTTCTGAATACTTGTCTGCAGCTGTAGACGCTGCAAAATCACCTATACAATTAGATATAAATGATAATGTTTATACAATACCTGTAGCAGGACTAATGCTAATGACTGGTATACCAATTACAACAGTAGTAGAATTTTTAACACAGCCTGCTATTGTAAAACTAATTGAAACTGCAACTATAAAAAGTATTCCAGAAAATAAATTGTTAGATTCTATAGATATGAAAGATGGAAAGATAGCTAATATGACTTTTGATTCTTTAGCATCAAAAAGTATTCCTAATGATAGACTTTTAATAAATTTTGCAAAATTTTATATGGCAGGTAAGCAATTACAAAGAGTAAATAAAATAATTACACCTGGAAATTTAGACAATCTTAACGAAATCTCAGCTATAAATAATCATTTAGATACCGAAGCTTTTTATTTAGGTAATCAAAGTTTAATCAAAGGAGCAAAAGATTATATAGTACATCAACAAGGAACATCTAGTCCTCAGAATCATACAGGTATTGCATATAGAGGAGTTCTTGATACTATACTAAATAACATGAGTAGTTTAGGATTTATACAAAATAGCGCTGCATTTAAGCAAGGTAAAGAAGATATTAAAAACATTTTACAATTAGATATTCTTAGTGCGGGTCAACATAAATTTATAGATAGAGCACTAAACTTATCTATTATGACTCAAGCTCACAGTCCTTTATCTGATATACTTTCTAGATCAGTAATAGAAAACTTATATACAAAAGAAAGTTCTAGAAATATAGTACTTAGGTTAAGAGAAATTGGATTACAATATCCTGAATTAAATAATAATCCATTTTATAGACTGTTAAAAGAAGATTCTAGTAATAAAGAAACAGGTATAACACGAATAGTATTAGATACTGGAACAGATTTATCTACAGCTGATAAAATGAGCTTAGCAATGGATTGTTTATGATGCTAACTAGCCCAGTAGATAAAATACGTAATTTTGGAACAGTTTTAGTAGCAAATCAATTTTTAACAAATGGATTTTCTCCTACATATGGTAGTTATATAGACCTAATACCTTCAGAAGTATTTACAACAGATATACTAAATCCAGGAGTAGGATCACCTGTAGAGTTTTTTGAGCAAGAAATTCAACAACTAGATACTTCTAATTACTTAAGTTTTGGTAACTTTACACACGAGTTTATAAGAAATTATGGTAATAGAAGGATTAATGGAAAGCCTTTATTACCCACAATAAAAGTAGGAGCACGTGCTATTGTTGATGGTGAAATCAGTTTTACTCCAGAAGACCCTAAAGTATTTAATGAGGATAAAGGGTACTTGCAATACTTTAGAACAAAAGAAGGTACAATGTATGTATTTACAGGAGATGCTACATACCAACAATTATCTCCTTTAGGAGTTCCTAATAAAATACTTGAGATAGGAACAACAAATTTAGAAAAGAAAAGCGTCTTTAGTTTTAATTTAAATGCTGTAAATACAGAAAGAATGCCAAACGATTTTTATTTTACACAAACAAACAAAGAAATAAAAGAAGAAGACGATACAATAAACAAAAAATGTTAAACTATGGCATGTAAATATTATTTAAACGGAGTAGAAAGTAAACTATACACGGATTTATTTGGGTATATGGATACTGTTGCTCCAGACAATAAGAATGTAAACAAAGTACATAAAATATTAAGAGATCACAGTATAGCTACTAAGAAATTTAAAAATACAATTTATGTACAACAAAATAATTTTAGATCTGCACTTAGAGACATTAAAAGAATAAATAATAAGTATCCAGGATTAATTTCTACAGAGTATGTAAAAATGACTCCACAAACAATTTATTCTCCAGCCGCAGAATTACATGTACTAACTATAAATGAAGATCTTTTAAAAAGAATACCTGCTGAAGGAACAAACAATGCAGATATTACAAGTGATAATAAAACAGATGTTGATCAATACTTGAGATTTGCAGCCCCTGCAGCTGAAAGAGATGATGCTTTTTTAGATGACTTAGCTAGAAGAGAAAATACTAGTAACAGTAAATTTTCTAACTTAGAAGAGGAAGAACTTAAAAATGCATATAGAGTAGCAGGAGAGTTACAAGAATCTTTTGCTAAAGCAGGAATAAATGTTAACGTTGTATTTGATGCAAGTATAGATAATATAGGGCAAGTACAAATAGAAGCTGATGAAGTTGCTTTTGAAGATGACGGAACTCCCGTTCAGACCGGAACACCAACTATAAGAATTAATCCAGAAAAAGTTAAAAAAGATACAACATATCATGAGTTTGGACATATATACATAGATTTATTAGGTGTAAGTGATCCGGTTGTTGCTCAAGCTATAGCAGAACTAAGAGACACAGAATTGTATAACCAAGTAGAGCAAGCGTATCCTGAATTACAAGGAGAGATGCTAGACAAAGAAGTGTTAGCTACCGCAATAGGCCTAGAAGGAGCTAAAATTGTTAGAAAAAATCCTAACAAGCTACAAAGATTATTTAATAAATTGTTTAGAGCTATAGGTAAATTATTTGGAGTTAGTCCTAATACAGCTGCAGTGCTTGCAGAAGAAATGTTCGCAGGAAAATTAAGATCTGAAGGTATGATTAATCGCTTAAGTCCCTATGTACAAGCCAGCAAAGAAGAAGTAAAATTAAAAGAATTAGTTGATAATGCAAGAGTTAGAATAACGCAGGAAATATATGAAATAAATAAATTACCTGAAGATCAAGTTAGTGATGATCAGTTAACTACCTTAAGAAGATTAGAAAACAGTCTACAAAGAGTAACAAAAGTAGAAGATTTATTTGATCTTGTAGATGCAATGGGGGATGCGTTAAACAGAACAGAGGTAGCATATGCTAATATTATGGCTATACCGGAAAATGAAAGAGGTACGTCAGAAAATTTAAGAAAAATGTGGGAGCTAAAAAAACAGCTAGATAGTTTAGAAATGCTTCAAAGTGTAAAGTCTTTATTAATTACTAAAAAAAGAAATGCTTTTAAAAAAGATACAAGTTTTATGAATGAAATGGAATCTTTTGAAGCGTTTACTACTTTAGAAGATAAAGTAAATGCAATTTTAACTCAAGCAGAATCTTTAGATCAGGATTTTAAAGAAGATGTTATTCCTATGCTAGCACAATCTATGATAGGACTATCAAATAAAGATTTACCAGCAGACATACAAAAACTTATAGATAATGCAAAGAAGTTTACTAGATCTAAAGGTTTAGACGAGTCAGATCTTGCTTATATTGAGTTAAAAGGAAGATATAATAAAGGAGAGCTTACAGACCAAGAGTTTAAACTTAAAAAATCAAAACTGTATATTGAGCAATTAAAACAAAAACAACTTAAAAACTATAAAGATCTTGTCTCTGAACTAACAACTGCGCACAAAGATAAGAGTGGGTATTCTTATTATTTTGATCCTATAATATATTCTAGTGACAGAGGTATACAGTTACTAGTTAAAACTGTAACGCAAGCAAATTTAGAGTCGAATGATATGACTCTAGATTTAAAATCTAAATTAGCTCCTATGTATGAAAGATTTGCTGCTGGTCAAAATGAATCAAATGTAGAAGAATTAAATGATCCTGTACTAGAAGAAATAACTATAGGAGGAATGAAAAGATTAGCACTAGTTAATCCAATTGATTCTGAAAGATACTACAAAGAACTTACAGAAGAAAAAAATAGGTTAGGGAAAAAACACGGGATACCAAGAAAACAAGATTATACTAATTCTGAAGGAGATGTTAACTATGCAAGTTTTAATAGAGATTTAGACAGCTGGGGAAATAGCGAGTCTAAAGGAGGTAGATACAGAAAAGAACTATCTAAATGGACAGATAAAAATTTAGAAGCTATTCCAGGTTACAAACAAGAGCTTGCTAAGTTAGACAAAGAAATTAAAATACAAGCTGATATTATTAATGCTTTAAAAAATGAGGGTGTAGGAAAATCAGAAGCTTTATCAAATGCACGTATTAGAAAAAATGAACTAGAAAAATTTAGAAATAGAAATTATATAAACGAAAAGCCTGCTGGAGACTTTCTTAGACCTAAAGCTTCTGTGTATGCTAATGAAAAGTATACTAAAATACAAAATGATCCTAGATTAAAAGAGTATTATGATTTTATCATACAAGAGTTTCAAGCGGCGCAAAGAATGATTGGCCTTAAGCAGATGGAAAAAAACGGATGGGACAAATACTCATATTTAATGCCAACTTATAGAAAAGAAGACATTGATAGGCTAAAAGAAAAAGGTGTTTATAATACAATACAAGACACATTAAAAGATGGGTTTACTATACAAGAAACTAATCATGATTACTATACCTACAATGAAAATAACAGAGATATAGAAAAGAAGATTCCAATCTATGCAGTTAACAAGGTTCCATCTGGAGAAGTTTCTAGAGATGTTGCTAGTAGTTTATATAGATTTAGACACATGGCGCATAACTTTAAATCTAAAAGTGAAATTGTTGGGCAGGTTATGTTTTTCCAAGACCTTTTAAAGAATAGAAAAACTTTAGAAACTAATTCTGCAGGAATACAGCTAATACAAAAAGCTGCAAAACAAATGGGTATAGACATGCCTAAGTTAAAAGAGGGTGAAAGTAACAACTATAAACATGTGCAAGAGTGGCTTGATTCTGTAATGTTTGGACAAAGTAATTTACAACAAGATTTTACAATATTTGGTAAAACATTTTCTGCAAATGAAGCAGTAGGTACAATAAATTCATTTACTGCAATAAGTACTTTATCATTTAACTTACTACAAGGGGCTAATCAGTCTATTTTAGATAATTTAATGATGTTACAAGAATCTATTGCAGGACAATTTATGGATAAAGGAGATCTTGCATGGGCTAAAGGAGAATACTGGAGCTCAGGGATGGCTGTTACAGACATAGGTAGATTTGACCCAAAAAGTAAAATAGGTAAAGCAGTAGAATTTTTTGATGCTTTAACAGAATTTACAGATTCTGAAGGTAATCAAATTGTTGGGGGTAAATCTAGAAAGCTTGCAAAAAGTGGTAATCTATTATTTTTACAACAAGCTGCTGAACATGAATTATCTGCTACAAGAATGTTAGCGCTAATGAAAAACTTAGAAGGTAAACTAGAAGACAGCGACGGTAATGTTATTATGAATGAAGATGGCAAACCAGCTAATTTATATGACATGCTTATAGTAGATGATAACGGTAAAATGTCTGTAGATCCTAGAGTAGCTAATTTTAGCAGGCTAGATTTTATAATGAAACTACAAGGATTAAGTAGAAGAACTAATCAGATAAAAAGTAAAATGCATACCAACATGTTACAAAGACGTTGGTGGGGTAAATTATTTATGCTTTTCCGTAACTGGATGCCTCCAGGGATCAGACGAAGATACGGACATGGAGGAAACTCTACTATACATGTGGATGAAGAGTTAGGGGCAGTTACACAAGGTATGTACATATCTTTTTGGAATCTTATAACAGAGAGTATATCAGACAAATCTTTTGCTTATGGTAGAATGACTGAAATGGAACAACAAAATGTTAAAAGAACTGCAGTAGAATTATCATCCTTAATGGGAGCTATGCTGCTAGTAGGGTTCTTAGCGGATCTTGATGATGAAGACGAAACCTGGTTAAGTAATTTTGCATTGTATCAAGCTAAAAGATATGAAACAGAGATTATGCAATGGACGCCGCTAGTAGGAACTAAAGAGGCATTTAGAATATTACAGTCTCCTACTGCAACAGCTAGACCAATACTAAAAGGCGGTGAGTTATTAGGGCAATTATTAAGTGAAGGTGCTTACGCTATAGGATTAGGAGATAAAAAAGAAGTTTTTTACCAAAGAAAAAGTGGTAAATATCAAAAAGGAGATCGTAAAATAAGAAAAGATTTTGAAGATTTATTCCCTATATTTAGAGGTTTACAAAAATCAAGGAATCCACAAGACGCATATAAGTGGTTTACTACATTAGATTAAGGGGGCTGTAAAAAAGGGGCATTGCCCCCTCTTTTAGTTATTGCATACTCATTTTTAACAACAATAGATAACCTATAAGATCATCAACTGTATCTTCAGTTTGATCATTTATACCTTTGTTTTTTATACGCATAATTTTATCATCAATACGTGCACACAAAGCCTCTGTTGCGTCAAGCCTGCTAAATATCTTAACAGGAGCTAACGCCGTGTTACCATAGGCTTTGTTTTTACTTTTTAATAATTCTACAATTTCACTAGTTACTTTGTCTAGATTATTTGCAAAATCATCAGAGTTCGTATCTGTTCTTACCCAAGAAGGTATTGTACACTGCACTAACGGCTCTACATTATCAGCCTCAGCATAAAAACAAAGATCTAACGTGCCTTCAGAGCACAGTTTAAGTTCTGTTTTTAAAATTTCTACAACTACATACCTACCACCTATAACTCCTCGATGATGTCTTGGGTCATGCTTCATTAACACTACAATGTCATTTATATTTATCTTCATAATAATTTTTTTAGTTCATAAATTTTAGGATTATATGTTTCTTTTTTAATATCTAAAATGCTTAGTAATTCTGATCCTTCTGGTAGTACAGCTCCCAACTTTTCTTCTAGCAAGTCTTTACGTTTACTGCTTTTAAATATTATTTGTCCTATTTCGTCTTGTATATCAGCATCATGAAAATCTAAAATATCTATTTTATATTCTCGTGACATCTTAGAATACTTCCCCGCTATAAATGCTCTGTAATCTTTTGCATAACCTTTAGGTATATCAAATATAAACATTACAAGATGTGGATTTGGATCATATCTTCTCTTAAACATTTTAAACGTAGAAAGTAATTTTTCAAACTTAATAAATCTTAAATCTGAAGACCATCTAAAAAGTAAAGCAATACATCTAGTATCTTCATCTGTTCCTATAAAACAATTTATAAATAGTTTATTCCAAAAATAAAGTTTTTTAGTTCCAGGAAGCATAGGCATAAGAAATGTAGAAGCTTTAGTTCTTTTAGCCATAGATATATGATATTCTACTTTGTTAGATATAGAGAGAATCTCGTTAGGAATCCTCTCTATAATATTAACTTTGTATTTTAATTTTCTAACTAATACGGTTAAACCTAAATCAATAAGAATATCTTCAGGGCCTTTCAATGCAATTATGTGTTTTTTATCATTATACACAGGTTTTAAGCATAAAGTATTACCTGTAATTTTAAATGTTAATGCATTTACAGGAGTATATACTAATTCATCGCATTGTGTTACCATAATTCTTCTTGATTTAAAAGTTCAACTTTATGTACTTCAAGCTCTGGCAATTCTATACCGGTTTCTCTTAGTACATCTTTTTTAGTTTTTAGTATGTAAATAAGTTTAAAGGTTTCTGTAAATCTATGAATTCCTTCAGAATTTCCAAACTTTTCTATATATTTATTTAATACAAATGTAGGCATTTCTACAGGTAGCATGTTTTCTAACCATGTATCTGCAGTTTTAGGACCTACTTTAGGTATACCAGTAATACCATCTGTAGAGTCTCCCATTAGTACTTGTTTCCATAAGAAACGTAGGGATTCATTTTCATCTACAGTAGCAAATTCTGCTTTACCATAATTATAATTAGATACTTTATTTTGATACAACACGTCTTTATCTGGACTGCATATTACAGTCTTTAAAGGGTCATGATATACAGAAACTAAGTCATCTGCTTCTAATTCAGGAATGTATGTAAAATTCCATTTTTGTTTTAAATATTCTTTAATTGCTGGAAATATAATTGGTTTATTACCTCGTTTTCTGTTGTATTTATATGGTTTTGTAGTTGCTATGTTATATCTAAAGCATTTACCTTGTGTTAGAAAACCTGCGTAATGTGTACATCCTGTTATATTTAGCATTTGAGTAATTCTCATGTCTATGCCATCTAAAGCTTCTTCTAGTGTAGGTTTACTCATCTCATAGTATATAAGACTATCACCATCTATTAAAGCTATTTTTTCATCTCTATTCATATTTTAAAATTTAGGGTTATTGATATAAAGGGGGTAGATATAAAATCTAATTAAAAACAGGAAGCTCTTATACTCCCGGTTAAAGTTGGTTGGCAAAACGCCGTTCGTCTACCCCCTCATATCTTACCAATTAAACACTAGCTACAGAGCGTTCATCTCTGCAACTTCCTTGTCACATTCAGCTTTACGTTCAGACTTTTCTTGCACTGCTTTTAAGCGCATGTCATCCCATTCAGCGTCTGTCATAGCTGCATAGCTAGAGCTGTGGTAAATAGATCCATTCACACCTGATAAAGATGAATGAACAAAATATTGCTTACATCTTATAGCTCCGTCTGAGTCATCTGGCACTGCGCCAATATGCATAGGATCTACAAAAATATTGTGAATTTCTCCACTGTAGCAATTAATGTACATTAGACCACCAATATGAAGACCTTTAACACATGAACGTCTATCATCCACGTTAATTTGGTCCCATGATTCTAGTCTATGAGTACACCCAACTTTAATAAAATGTCCTGGATTAGCAAAGCCATTAGGCCCCTCACAAAAGAAAGCATCTCCACTTGTTCCCATCATAGCGGGTTGAAATAGCCTATCTTCTACAAATTCTGGTAATCCACCACCTTCTATCTCACCGGTATCAATGTTAAACGTTCTTTTATAACGATCAACTTCTTCTCCAGTTTCTGCGTCATACTTATGAAGCACTTCTGTAGAGACTTTGTAACCATTTAGTAATCCCTCATGGGTGATTTTCATTTGGTACATTTCTGCTCTTTTAGAAGCTGCTTCATCAGTAAGACCCTGCTCTATAAGATCTTCTTTCATTTTAGGGTGAGTATATTTCATATTCACAAAATTAAAGAATCTCTCACAAAAATTGTTCCCGTGACCTTGCTTCATTTTTCTCCACAAGATTGGGTTACGCAACCATCTAGTCCACATTTTAATTAAAGGCATAAAGTCTAGATCTTTATCTAAAGAGTCAAATATTCTATCCACTAAAGCTTGAGGCATAGGTATACTAGATACTACGCTGTTATGCTTAAGGAAGAATTCTCCTGTAGCCTTGTTAACATGAATGTACTCACATTGTGTTTCAATGGTTTTAGTATAGTCTACAACACATAGGGGAGCAAACTCCTCCATAACTTCATTGTATTCTTCTACTGTATTTACACCTTGAGCCTTATGGCTAAGCTGTTGCATTCTATCGTATAAGTTTTTCTCATACTCAACTGTGAATGGGGTATCCCCATAAGATCCACAGATTTTGTCGTCTATTACATTTATTGTAATCATAGTTTAAAAAATTTAATTGGTTAAAAAATATACCGTATTGTATTCCACGGTATTGTTGCTTCATGTAATTTTCTGAATTGTTTAATGTATTCAGATTTCATTCCTAGTTTGTATCTTATATTTTCTCCCCCATATTGAGAACGTTTAACTTCTTGCTTGTCTAGAACCCACAGATCTACTTCTGTCTCTGGATGTCTGTCTAAGTTTACAAGATGTTTCTTAAAATTATGAGTTAAAAATATACATTCTGATAAAACTTGGTCTTTGTAACTAACATAATCATTCATCATATCAAATATATACTTGTAGTCTTCTAACCACCCGTCATATACTATAATAGGACTATAATTTACATGCACATCATATCCTGCATCTATAAACGCATCAATAGCTTTTATTCTATCGATGATTTTACTTGTTGCTGGTTCGTGTAAATCTGATTTATGTTGAGGCATTAGACTAAATCTAATACGTATTTTTCCTTCAGGATCAAACTTGCATAGGTTAGGGTTTACATATTTAGTTGCAAAACTACCCATAGCTACAGGATGATCACGAAAAAATTCAAAAATCCTTTGCCACTCATGATGCTTAGCATGCAACGCAAAATCCTCGTTGCAGCTAATATCATAAGTTGTAAAAGTTTTGTGAGTCTGATTAGGTTTGTCTACAGGTGTAAAATACGCATGATTATTAACTTCAGTCAATATATCACCGGTATTTGTAGCTACAGACAAACCTTTATCTTTATGGCGTTTCATATAACAGTATGAACAATTATACAAACAACCATAACCAAAACTAGGAGAAATAAAATCAGTAGATCTTCCAGAAGCCCTTATTTTAAAGGTTTTCCTTATATCTTTAGTTATTAACTTTCCCATGTTTCTCGACTTTTAGCTCGTAAATAAATTCTAACTTCTTTCTCAAGTTCAGGAGACATATTACAATCTCTTTCTTCAAGGCAAGATAGTTGATCTAACATTGGTTTAATTTCCTCTGCAAATTCTACTAGATTGTCATATTTTGCCAAAAGTTCTAGATCTGCAGCCCTGGCATCAGTAATGTCAGATAAAACAAATAATTGTTTAGACTTAGCTTTAATAGCATCTGCATCATCAGATTGATTACAAAATTTTTGAAATTCAAATAATTTATCCATGTGATTTGTAATAGCTGGAGATACATTATGTACATGTCTCCTATCAAATTCACTGTAATTTTCATTTCTCATGTCTTGTAATTTACAATAATCTTTTTGTAAATCCTCATGTATACATCCTAAACCTTGCATAAATTTAAAGTCATTTATCTTTTCTAGTTTATAAGCTGTGTAATAGTTTATTAGTGTCTTATCCATAATATATTCATTTTTCTCGTTTGTTTGTAAAAATAGCTCGTCAATGTGTTTAACATTTGGGTTTTTAGTAATAAACTTAACTCTGCTTTCACTAACACGTATAAGCTGAGGATGAGACCATCCTTGTACAGGTTTAGCCCACTGTTCATACTCGTCAGATCCGTATTTTGTATAACTAACAGGAGGACAATCAAACCAAAACATTGGACTGTTATACCCTGTTCCATTATCGTCCCAATGACTCCAAGAACTGTTAGGATAAACATCTTTATGTTTAGGCTGAGTTGCTTTAAGTAGTTTAGCCGCTAGTTTCATTTTACCCTCATCTTCTTTAGTACAATAATAAGTACGATATTTACTATTCATAAGATCAATAGTTTTAGGTTCTATTTTATCTAAAGTAAAATAATCATCTTTTTTTGTATCATGTCTAAAAGTGTAAGCAACTATTCTCTTTTCTATGTCTCTACGCTCTGCAGCACTTAGATTAGAAAATTTAGATTTCTCTGCCTCTTCTTCTTCTTCCTCTTTACGTCCTTGTAACCAGTCTTCAGGAACTTCTACATCATCGTAAGATTTATACCATTCAGATTTTTCAATAAGAGCAAGTATAGCGGTACGTTTAGCTGTAACTCTATTCTTTTCTTTCATTACTTTTTGAACAGCATCTATATTACCCTCACATTTTTGTAAAAGATTATCAAACTTATCTTCTAAATCTTCAAGAGTATAAGTAGTAACTTTATGGGGATACCCCAGCCCAGACTCTTTATCTTCCATAAGATATAAATCTTTATACTTAGACCACTTTTCTTCTCTAGAATAAAAATGCTTAGCATTAAAACCTTGCCAATCTTTAATTATTTCACGTTTTATACCATCACCATGTCTATCTTCATAAGGCTTCATAAGCGTTAAACCTTCAAATAATTTAAGAGCCGGTCCATATTTAATTCTAGGGTCAGGACCAAACTTAGGTTTCATATCATCAGTATTAATAATACGAGCTAGCTTATTAAGAATCCTATTTTCACTACTGTTACCAGTAATAATAGATCTACAAGCATCTACCCATTTAAGAAAATCTGTTTCTTTCAACTCTTGTTCTATAATATCACTAGCTTCTTGAGCTGCTGCCATTATTACACTTTTAATGTATTTTTTAGTTGCTTCGTTCCATATAACTTTCTCACGAGATGGAGTAACATCTACGCCCTCTTGTAATATAGTTTCTGTGCCATCTGGATTAGCTACAACTTGACGCGCAGGACATTTAAAAGCAATAGAACCATACATTTGTTCCATTTCTAACTCACGAAAATCAATATAGCCGTAGTTAATACCGGTTGATGATCCTTTGTCTTTAACAAGAACAATATGAGGCTTATTAAAATAATAAGAATCAGAAACTATAAGATTTTCAGAATTATAAATAACTTCTGCTTTAAAAGGAATATTTCTTTCTTCGTTATACTCATCTTTAATTTTAAAATTAACGTTATCAAAATACATTAGCTGCTCTTCAATAGCTTCTTCAAACTTATTTCTGTTATGTTTTTTTACACCAAACGATACAGTAGTTTGATTTACTTGATCAGAATGCTCATAATATACTTTAGTACCATCACTAAAAGTTATGAATTTATTCTGCATACCTGTTTTTACATTAAAAGCTGGTATAATAAAATCAGTCTTGTAGTTATAACAGTTACATTTAAATCTCATACCATTATATATAGTCTCTATAGTATAGAAATCTACACCGGTTGATAGCGCAGCTTTTGCACCAAGACCAAACGCACCAAAGTTCTCACTGGTATTTCTTTTCGTAGAATAACCCAGCTCTAATATACCTTCTAAACGTCTTGCTCCTATACCTACACCATAGTCAGTTACTGCAAATGTGTCACAATACCCAACACCTTCATTTTGTGTATATAATAAATCTACATGGTTTTTACCATGTTGTAATGAAGACAACTGATAGTAACTAGAATCAAAATTACTATCTTCATACTGATCACCGTGGCGCTCAATATAGTAGTCTTCAACTTTCTTCTTACCACTTACTATTTCTAGTGCCATTTCTTTCTCACGCTGAGAGTCACATGCATTGGTAACAAGTTCTCTAATTGTAGATTGAATTGGCATAGAATACTGTGTAGATTGAAGAATGTCAAATACCATCTTTTCTGCGCCTTTATTGATGCGCTTAGCAATACCGGCATCACCCGACATTGGCTTGTCAATTGTTTTAATACTCATAAAATTTGTGTTTAATTGGTTTATACTTTATTATCTTTCGTCTCTCTCTGCTTCTGCCCTATCTTCTGCTTTAGCATCAAGCATTTGATTTTTGTACTCATAGTCTTCAATAGACTCTTCAAAGAATTCGTCACATGCCTCACATACAAATCCCTCTAAAGGTTCTGCATGATCTAAGCATTTGCTATCTTGACATATGCCATTTACTATTGGTGCATCACAACAATAGCTAGTACCGTCATCATTATCTGTGTAACTTTCCCCACAGCAGGGACTTACCATGTATCCCATAATTTAAAATGTTTAGTTAATAAAAAAGAGCCCGTTAGGGCCCTTGTTATAATTGTTTGATTAGCTCTACGACTTCATCTACCTGCTTCTTGTTTCGAGGCATAAATAAAACATAGTGATGATCATTATCTTTAAGGTGTTTTTTAAATAATTTCCATCTTAAAGGAAAAGACTCATTTGCATAGCCTTTTGTTTCTACAATCCATTTACCTTTAGGATCTACAAAGTCAGGAGTGTAAGTAATTGGTCTAATCTTACTTCCTTTATTGTAAAGCTTTTTGGCTGTTCCCTCATAACATGCTTGAGGATACACTAATGCATCAAAGATTGTGAACGTAGTTTCTTCGTATTCAACTTCTACTTCAGCCTTTTTAAGTTCTTTATAACAATAAAGTTCTAAATTAGATTGAAAGTTTTTGCCATCATACTCACTTTTCTTTGCGTTCTTTACTTTAGATCTATTTCTTCGTTTCCAAGCCATAACTCATAATATTTGTTTGAAGATACCCTTCCAATCCTCTATTCTTATTCCAAATAAATGCTTGTCCACATCTTAATGTACCAACATACCCTTGAGTTTTATGCCAAGCGTCGTTACCACATATAGATGGTATAAATCTAACTTTAGTTCCCATGTATTCATTAAGCATTTCTTTATGCTTATGTCCACAATGAACTTCTCTAACCGTACACCTGCTCCACATTTCCGGCTGTTCTGTAGCTATTAATAATGGTAATTCTTGAGGTTTTTCTTTGTCTCCGTGTGTAAACATAATCATATTAGTCCCATATTCGTAATACTTACGAGTATTTAAACCATTATCTATAGTTACATTTTTATTATTATGATACATAGCATCTAAAACTTCTCCCACATAAAACATGCGCTCAAAATCATGATTACCTTGTATAACAATAACATCTACCGGAGCAAACTGTGCTAAATAATCTATAGCTTTCATAACTAAATGCCAATAACCTCTAAAAGACTGTCTCCACATCATGTGATCTTGCTGAGGCGTGCCCTTAGTTGTAGCTCTAGAAAATCCTTCTGAATTAAGACCATCATTACCTACAGGTAATAAGAAGCGTTCTATTTCAACACCATCTGCTTTTCTATGCAGATCTACTATAGCTTGCATATAATGTTTCTCTATAGTTCCCGGCTCATCATCTGTTATCTTACCAAAATGTATGTCTGGTAAAGATATTTCATATAATACTGGGTCTTTTGGCTTAGTATATTTAATTTTTTTAACTACGTGAGATTGAGATTTAATATAATCTAATAAATCATCTTTAACCTGTGGCTGTTCATGCCATTGATTATGTGTTACTACACTGTATCTCTGCTCACCATTAAAGTTTTGCCAAAATTTTACAGACTTTACGTCTGCCATAGTTAATCCATTATCTAATAAATGTTTTGTAAAAGCTTGACTTTCAGTAAGCTCATGTCCATTATCATTGTTCATACGTTCTTGTACCCACTCTTCAGAAGCTACAAGTTTTTTACAATCTCTAATAATAGCAATGTCTGTCTCCCATTTATCAGCTAACCACTGCGCTCCTTTTTTTAACCATCCTTTCTGTTTTCTGAGTTTTTCAATAATCTCTTCTCTTTGCATTTAATATATTTTTAAGTTCGTTAAAACTGCATACATGTTTCACTAAATCTGATGGATCTTTAGATTTATAGCTGTCTGGTATACAGATATTATTAAAACCATATAAATCACAAATTTTCTTAGCCATTGTCTGGCCTGGATTTGTTACTTTGTCGAAATCATTGTCGTATAAAATGTCTATTGTAGTAAATCTATCTTTTAAATCTTTTACTAGTTTTTCTGAAGGTATTTGCATCTCGCTCTGTAGTGCAATTGCATGATAACCTGCTGCATGCAAACACATAACATCTTTAAGAGATGATGTAATGATAAGTCTCTCACCTTTATACGGGAGTTGGTTATAGCCTTGGACATCTGTTTTTTTTGTATTGCTTAACCACTTATTTGTTTCTTCATAAGGAGAATAAATTTTATATCGATTCTTAAATCTAAAAGCATAAGTAATTGATTTACAAGTAAATCTAGTACTATTTACCCAAAAATGACTTATAGGTTCGACCCCAAACATAGTTAATATTTTTTTACTAACCAAATATTGAGACCAAAACTTTGCATCATCTCTAATCCATTGCCGACGTTTTTTTCTAATAATAACTTCAGACTTAATATAAGAAGGTACTTTGTTTTGCCTATATGCCATAAGACCCATAGTAAACTTTATACTATCTTTTTTAGAACTAAGGTTAAGATTAAAATCAGTGTCGATAATGTTTAGAGCAGAATAAAAATCACAGTTATATTTAAATTTTACATAGTTAAAGCAATCAAAAGTATGTTCGCTAGAACCAAAATCTTTATATAGTAATTTACTATTGTAAGGTATAATAGAAACTGTAGGTGAATTATCTTGTCGAAGATCACTCTTAAATTTCTTACCAAGTATTTTAAAATTAGGGCAGTAATACCTAAAAATGTCATACTCAGTAATTTTACTAAGTATGACATCGGTATGTAGGTGATCGTTGCTGTCTCTACGATCAATAGCCATTAGAATGGAGCGTCTGCTGGATATTGTGGATCTGCAGGCACTGTCCAATCTTCACTCTCTTCAATAGTGTCTGGTGTAACTAGACTAGCTGTTGATACATGCTTACCCCATTTAAGGTCTGCATTAAAGTCGTGATTTTTAAACTGAGAATATTCATCATTAAGAGCTTTAACAAACAAGTCATCTCTTTGAGGTTTAACTCTCCCAAAATATCCAGTATAGATGCCTTGATATTTATCATCTTTAACACCTACTAGTACTCTAAGTTGATTATTTTTAAGAGCTTCAGCAAGATTTTTAATTTCTGTTACATTACCTTGTGCAATATCTGCCATTGTATCGTAGTATACAGATCCTCCTGCAGCAACATTAGCCCAAGCTTTAGTAAACTCAATCAATTCTCTCTCGCCATCATAAGCTTTTCTTTGACCTTCTGCTTTCCACCAGTCATAAGTTGGTGCATCAGTTGACCATGTAGATTGACCTACATTATTTAGCCATAGAAATTTACCGGTTTGAGATTCTTTATGAGTATTTTTTAGAAATAAATCTAATTTAAACTTACCATCTTCATTTGATAGCCATAACGTTACTTTATTCCAAGCTTGATCATTACTAGTTCCTGAATATGCAGGTTCTGTTTTTACATTTATATCCATTGCATGTAATTCTGCCATTGTAGGGTTAACCGCTACAACATTTACATTTGTTAAACCGGAGTAGAATTCTCTTCCTCCCCCAGATACTTCTTCTGTACTTGCATTACTTTGTATTGCCATAATTAATTATTTATTTATTGGTTATTAAAATTGTGTTAATTCTCCTTTGTGATCTAATCCTTCTTCTATTCTTGTTGCATTGTCAAAACTTTCTTGCGTCTCTACAGGAATACTAGTTTGATTAGGATTTACTTGTTCTACTGTGTCGTCTACAAACGTAAAAGATAATTTTCTAATTTTCTTAGCTTTTTTACCTTTTAGAGATGGGTGCATAAACATTTGCTTAACTTCCCAAGCTTCTAAATTATATTTAGCCTGAATTGCAGATCTGTCTATACCATTCTCTAGATCGTTTATAATCATAGTAGTAGTAATTTGTGCTGGTGTTTCTTGTTTTACAACCGTAGCATTAGTTGGTTCATTTGCATCAATCATGTTTTAATTGGTTTAATTAGTTAATCTATAAATATTTTTGACCATTCTAAAGGCATGGTCTTGCCCTTTAAGTGCGCACATCTAGTACCAGCAGCTATATCATCTAAAGAATCAAAAGAAATCATAGTATCTGTTCCTTCTCTATAAATGTAACCAATAGCATCTGAGTTAGTGCAGGTAATTTGCTTAATTTTACCGGTTAGATCAAGATCCTTTACAGCAACCTCTTTACCTTTCTTTTCAAGCATCTTATCTTTTAGGTGTCCAACTAGGATTACGTGATCCGCAAGTTTATTCAGTTTGTCTATCCATTCTTTGTAGGCCATTCTTAAGTATAAGTAGCCGGCGCCATTTGGCAGTGATAGAACTGATGCTCCAGGATTATTTTTCTCAAAGTTTTTACCCATAGGAGTTCTCATATAAATTTGTTTAGCATAACTTTCACACCATTCTTCTAGCTTAGATATAGTATCTACAGCTATATATTTATAAGGTCTCCCTTCTTTCATAATTGCTGCTCCAATAGCTTGTAGTTCTTTTAAGTTGTTTGCTTTTACTTTTAAAGCATCAATCATATCTGAACCATCTTCTAGGTCAAGGATTAAACAATTATCTAGTTGTGATAATACAGTAGTTTTACCTATCTTAGGTGCACCATATATTATCATATTCTTAGGCGATTTACGGCTAGCCTTTACCTTCTTTTTTGGTAATTCCATAATATTTTCTTTTTGTGTGTGTGCCTTCTCAAGCATTTTTTCTACGTTATATTTACTTTGTGGTCCCATAATATTATTTAGTTTTTAATTTGCTCCTTAAAGTGTCTCTTTTAGATTGTAATTTTGAAAGTTCCTCTTCATTATTTTTGAATCTTTTCATTCTTTTGTCTGTGTAGTTTATCTCGTTTAAGATCGCTACCCTGGCTTTGTTTTTCCCGTTTCTTTTGCTCATAAATTTCTATGTTTTTTAATAATTTTTTATCTGTATTTTCTTTTTCAAATAAGTTATATAAATATTTACTCCACATCATAATCTTTCTTTAATTGTAAATGTTGACATTTCTGCTTCGTAAGGTATCATACCTAGTAAACCATCACGATTTTTTTCTATATGTACAGCTAGTAATCCTATTGGATCTTCATCACAGTATTTAGCTGTAATACCATACAAATCATGAGGACGTTGAAGCATCATAACTACATGTGCATCTTGACCTATACTATCGCCACCAAACAAATCTGTTAGTAGTGGTTGATACTGAGCTTTAGCTCTATGCTCTGACTCGATGTTCCGGTTAAGTTGAGACAATAGTATATTAATACAACCTAATTGAGATTGCATCCACATACATCCTTTACTGACATCATTTAGTTTTTGTAATTCCATATCTCTATTGCTTAATATCAAGCGAGAATGGTCAAATACATTTACTACTATTGAGTCTGGACGTTTGTTAGCTACTTCTACATTAGCTTCTTTAATAAATTCTATATCTCTTGGAACGTTGTTAAAATATACAGGATAGTTCCCGTATTTTAAAACTTCTTTCTTAAAATCTTGATAAGCATCATTTTCTAGTCTTTTATCTACTGATAATAATTCTCCTACTTGTTTATTTACACCTTTTGAACCTGCACGCAGTATCTGTTGATACCCGGGCATTTCGAAAGACCAATATAAAACTAATAAGTTTTTACCAAAATTTTTATCTAGTAAATCAAAAATAAGTTGATTACTAAATGCTGATTTACCTACGCCTGGACGACCTGCAATTACATACATTTTACCAGGTTGTAAACCACCTAATAAATTTTTATTTAGTCTGTTCCATTTGGTAGGATAAACTTTACGCTTACCATTCATTCCATCTGCTACTTGATGTAGAGATGCGCTGATTGCTTTTCTAATACTTTTAAACCCTCTGTCTTTAAAGGGATCTAGTGATTCTATTGGTGTCTTTTTCTGTGTCATTTTCGTCTAAGTTTTCATACTTTTCCCAAGTATGGTTATTAATCCATGTTTCTAAGTTTTGCATATAAGCCAAGTTAAATCTGTTAATTGTAAGCTCTTTATCTAAACATTTCATTATATGCAGATGTTTATACAATTTAGTTCCTACAATCTTTTGATACCGGCTTTTAGCTTTTTCATTACTTTTACTATCTGGATCCTTAGAGTGTAATACACGCACACCTCTATCTTTAGACATTACTTTCATAGGATATGTACCTACAAGCTCAGCAAACATCTGATCAAAATTTGATGAAAACAAGTCTATGAATTCTTGTCTTATAAAATGTTGATCAGGTGCTTCGCCTAGCTTAATATATCCATCTTCTTGTAACTTTTCTAAATTTGGTTTAAGATTAAGATTGTTTAAATATGTATAACTTTCCTTATGTATTATATAAAGATATAGAAAATCGTCTGCAGACATTCCTGTCTGTTCTAACACTTCAAAATCTATATCAACATTCATATGGCAGTAAAGGTTATAAAAAGTTCTGTTATACTTATTTGTAAATCTAAAGCAAATATAATAAATTCTGTTATTATGTACAAATATTTTAAATACTTATTTCCACACAACATTCTTTAATGTTTTTGTAGCACTTTTAAGCCACTTTTCTTCCTGAGAATCAGCAACATACAAGATTATAATTTGTCCTATTTTATTTTCTTGAAACCGCACAAGACGTCCTACACGCTGTATCATAGATAATCCTTTGCTTGTAATACCACAAATTATACCCATATTTGCATTAGGAACATCAAAACCTTGGTTAAGAGCTTTTGTAGAGCAAAGCACATTTATATCTCCTGTTTTAAATAATTCAAGAGCTATATTTCTTTGTTTTTTAGTTTTTTTAGAGTGATAAGCCATTGCATAAGGAGCTATAGAATCACACAATTGATCTGTAAAGTCATTAGCACCACCAAATACAAGTATTTTCTTATCTACATTCTTATAATAAATACTCTTAAACTTTTTTATCTTGTTTTCTGCATAGTCTATAATACCTTTACGATCTCTGATAGCTTTCCAAAATAATACTGCAGCTCTCTTTTCAGGTCCACTTGCAGTTTTACTTTTTAATATTCTACTTGCTTCGTTAAAAGCATCAAACTGTCCCAATTGATATTTATTATAAACAAAAGAGTTATTTACTTTTTTATAGTCTTCTCTTTCTTGCTTAGTGAGCTTAACCGGTATACAAGTAATTTTGTAAGGGCTTACAAATCCTAATTTTACACATCTATCTAGTGTAATTTTATAAGCTGTTGGTGCCATCTTACTTAATAATTCTTTATATTCAAGTTCTTCGGGTAAAGTTGCAGTCATACATAGTAGCTGTTTAGCACTGTTATTTTCAAAGAATTTACGGTATTCTGGAGACAAACCTAAATGTATCTCGTCACATACTACTATAGTATAGCTTTGGCTTTCTAATTTATATGCACTTTGATAGCAAATAACTTCTACATTTTCCATAGACACATCCCATTTCTCAAATTCTTCTACAAATTGATCTTGTAGTTGTACAGTAGGAACAAGCAATAAAGCGTTACCCCCATCTTTAAGTGCATGTTTTATTGCTAACACACCACATCTGGATTTACCAAAACCTGTACCTGCAATTATAGAACCAATAAAGTTTTGTTTTGCCCATGCATTTAAAGCAGCTTTTTGTTCTTTATCTCTTACTGCATTTATTTTACTCATAGTGCTTTCCATAACGTAACTGTTCTATTAGTTTCTTGATCTTTATATGTACCATTTGTAGTAACCATCCCTAGATTTACTAGTTCAGTTATTCTACCAGTTACACGATTAATGTCCCATCCTAAATGCTTAGCAATCATACGATTAGTACACATACCTTTACTTATTAGTACTTGATACACTGTCTTTCGTTTTGATCCCAAGGTATTTGAGATTTTCTTTAGAGACTCTACTTGAGTCTGTCTTATTTTTTTCATTTGGTTTTATGTTTTTATACTTATTAGTTTGTAAATATTTAGTGTAACCAGTATTAGACTTATGATTTAATTTATATTTAGACATATCATTAAAATATAAAGGATTAAATCCAATCCCATTAAATAAAGGTTCTTTTTCTATTTCTCTTTCAAATTTTTGTTGATACCTATTGTTATGTTCTATTTTACCACTGTATTTAAAATAAGAATCAAAGGGTATTGTATTTTGATTATATAAATCTTCTAAATATTTCTTTTGTTTATAATCTGCTATAAAAGCTTCTGTATCTTTATTCATATATTATTTCTTTTAATTTAGACACTAATTCATAAGAGGATATACTACCGTCCTCAAACATTTCTATATACATCTTTATATTCTCTATTTTATTCATAATTTATTATTTTAGTTTACGCAGGGACAGACAAGAGTATTAACCTGGTTGTAGATTAGTCCCTACTTTGTGTAGTTATAATCTTTTATGCCTGTCCCTTTGTAATTACATGTGTAAATATGAGTGAGGTAAACATTTAATATTAAACTGGATGTCTCTTAGGCACCCCTTTAGATTAGGACCTCACTCATACTTATTTTTCCCAGCAATTACTCACTGTTACTTCTGCTTTTAGTAAGCCATTTGTTACTATTTCTAATGCAGCTTGTTCCATTAACTCTTTCATTTTCGTTGACCACCATTCTATATATTCATTTTTACATATAGTGTCAATTTGATCATGTACAGTCATTACT